ATGACAGCTTTATTCAACAATCCATTATTATCTGCACAGTCAATCAGTAAAAGAGCAGTTGAAAGATCCGGCCAAGTTATTTACGATTTCTTCTCCGCAATGGAGGCTCAGGGTTACATAGAAAGTTTTGAATTCGAGATGAAGCCGTACAACAACGGATATGAGCTTAGATTTGAACCTGACTGCAATCTCGAGAAGCTGGAAAGTATTCCTTCTGGTTTACGGAACTACTGCTTCGGAACTCAAATTATCAACTTCCATCCGGAAAGCTTTTTCAACTCTAACTTCAAAGAAGGAAATGCCTCAATCACATACCGATTATTCAACGGTGAATATAAAACCATCAAGGTCAACGAAGAAACCAACTGGGATACTCTGATTAAAGATTTTTGGAATGACAATCATTCAAAACTCATCAGAAAAATGGAGCTGTTAATCTCAAAGTAATCACAATTTTGAATGCTAAGAAGGGGGTGTAAATCACTCCCTTTTTTTGTGTAAATTAATTAGTTAAACAAATATAAATCAGCTAGTTATATGTGTGTAGCTGCTTGCAAATATTTCCAATCCTTTGTAAGTTTGTATCATAATAAGAAACCACTATAAAACAGCAGTTATGAAGGCGACAAAAGAAGAATTAGTAGCACAAAAATTAGTAGAAGTAAGTTATGTAATAAAAGAGCAGGTAGAAAGATTTATTTCAAAACACCCATCCTTGAAGCAAATAGTAGTTGGATCGAAGAACCTCACCGACTTTTACGATCCAGATTTCTGCAAGTTAAATAATATACCTTTTACAGGATTACTGAAAGATGTATATCAGTACCTTACAGGAGATGTATTGGAAGTTATTATGCAAGATGGATTAACTGTACTGGTTTATACTAAAAGAAACGAATTTATTGATTCTTGTATAGCTTGTGCTACTAGAAACTTAAAATCAATTTATTAATCCGGCAGCAACATGATAACAACAGCAGATATTCAAAAGCGGTACATGAAACCAATCAACCGGAGCTTCAAGATGCAGATTGAAAAGTACATTTCAGTACCGGAAGTTCAGTACTACATCGAGAAAGCAATGTATTACGCACTCGAAAAAGAGGATTACCGGAAACTGGGTGAAATTGGTGGACACAACGGCAAATATCAATATCTGTACTGGCTATGTTGTATTTACATTCACCCTCTTACAATAGCTCAACACATAGTAACAGAAGCATCAAAAATTAAGTAATATGGCAACGAATACAGACATCAAACCTTTCTGCAACCTATATCTTTGGACTGATGTTGAACCTTATGAAGTTGTGGAAGTAGTCAGCCCGAAAAAAGTAATGATCCGAAAAATGGATGCGGTACTGAAGGTGTCACCTCAAACTTTCCATCAGGGAGGTTTTGCTGCCCACTGCGAAGATAACGATTCTCAACGTTGGGAGTGTACCAGTAATCCGGAATATCCACTTGAGACTATCACTCATACCAAAAACGGCTGGGGAAAGCCCGGCAGTCATGGTAGGTATAAAATGAGTGATAAACCAGTGAAGTTTTACGATTATAATTTTTGAAAGCAATGAAAACAGTCAATGTAGTAGTAATGGATTATTCATGCTGCAAGGTAACACACCTTCAAAACATCATCTTACCCGAAGAAGACGATGAAAGCACCATGATTGAAAATTACCTTTCCGATAACGGATTCCACCTTTCCAATTGCAGTTGGATGTCGAGTGAGGATGAAATCGAGTTTGAAATCTAAACAGTAATACATGTCAGGCTAATTCAACGGAACTCATTCAATATCAATTTGTTGCGTTTACATTTAATTAACAGAAAGTGCTTATCAGATAAGCATTTTCTGTTTTATTTTTGTCTGAAAGAATTTATTAAATACTTAATTAAGTATCCATGAACGAGAAGATTTTAGCGCTGTTGACTAATAAATTCACACAGGCACGAAAAGATGGATTACAGCAGTTGGCACGCTCACTGGCGTTACAGGTTGCTGACGAATCCGAAGCACAGGCACTCATCGACAAACTATCGGTCGAGAGAGTTACTGATTACATCAAAGAATGGAGACGTGAGGTTGATTCGGAAGTTTCCAATGCCAACAAAACCTTTGAAAGCACACTTCGCTCGAAGTATGATTTTGTTGACAAGAAAAACCAACCCGAAACACCCAAAACCGACACTCCCAAACAAGAAACTCCTGACGAAGTAGCCGAGATTATCAAGCAATCCATTCAGGCTGCCGTACAACCCCTTCAGGAAAAAATCTCACTTCTTGAGAACGGAAAAATCACCGATTCACGTAAGCAAACTCTTGAGCGTAAACTCAAAGCAGCTCCGGAAGCATTTAAGAAAACTGTAATGAGCAGTTTTGGTAAGATGCAATTTCAGAATGAGGAGGAATTCAACTCTTTCATTTCTGAAACCGAGCAAAACCTTGAAGCATTTACGCAGGAGGCTGCAAACTCCGGATTGGGAAGCTTCCCCCGCCCTGGCATTCCTGCAGGGACTGTTTCTCAGGAATCGGTTACTGCTGATATTAAAGCATGGGCAGGCACCCGACAGGAATAACAATCAATCATTTATTCACTTTGAAATTTAAGCTATGCAGATTAAAAAAGAATATGCACGGGCTGGAATTCCTATTTGGCAGAGTAAAAACACTCAGGTTGCCCAAGGTGGTTACTTGCTGCATGATTCAGCATTTAGCACCGAAGGTACTGTTGTTCCTGCCGGAATTCCAATTGGTTTTGACGATACCACACGCAAGGCAAAGGTTGGCAAGTTTTCAGTAATGCAGGCAAGCGCAACCGCTTCTGCTACTGATTATAAAGTAATCAAAGGTCACAGGCTCAAAGTTGGTATGGCTCTCACTTCGAGTACAGCATCAGGATCACAAAACATCACTGAAATCAACACTACCCATCAGGATTACGATGTGGTGAAACTCTCTGCAACGCTGGGAGTTGCTTTTTCGGTTGGAGATGCTTTGTATGTGAACGATGAGGGTTACACCCAACTCAAAGGCTTGCTTTACGAGGATGTTGTCATTGACTCAAATGGAGTTGCTGATATTGCCGTAGTACTTCGGGGAACTGTTTACGCACGGAGAATTGTTCCGGTTCCGGAAGCTATTCAGGCAAAACTTCCTCTTATTATTTTCTCACAATCTTACTAAACAGGAGGATAACATATGTCTAAAATACAATCCATTTTCGGGGTATATGCAAGCAGTTTGCAGGCTATCATCGATAATAGTCTCGACCGTTTTGCTCCTAACTGGTATCCTAAATACTTCGGTTGGGCTCCGGCACAACAAACCCTTACCTTCACTTCGGTGGTAGGTGCAAGCCGTATTGAAGCAGCCGCTTCGATTGTCAATCGTTCTTCGGAAGCACCTTTGAGGGCTCGTTCAGAAATGAGCAAGTATCAGGGTGAAATTCCTGCTATTAAGCAGAAATTCTCCATGCGTGAAGGTGATTACCGTGATTTCCTAGCTCTTCAGGCATCGAGTCTGGATGAAGCAGCTAAGAAAGCCCAGCTGTTGGACTTCTTATTCGATGATGTAAAGAAAGCCGGAAGTGCTCCACACAAGCGGTTGGACATTATGGTTCTTCAGGCCATCTCTACCGGAAAGATTTCCTTAACGGTTGACAACAACCCTGATGGTATCATCTTAAAAGAGGATTTAGACCTGTTGATGCCGTTGGATAACAAGCTTTCGGTTACAACCACTGCTGAACGTAAGTGGCGCAATCCACTCACTTCCACACCACTTACCGACATTACCAATGTGGTTACTCAGGCCCGGCTGAAAGGTCACTCGTTTGAAAAAATTCTGATGAGCATGACTCAGGCCATGCAGTTGGCAAAAAGCAAGGAAGTGATTGATAGCTTAATCTCTTTCAATCAACTGCAAAAAGGTGCTGCCATTGCCACTATTGCAAAGGTTAACGAGTATTTGCAGGCCAATTTACTTCCACCTATCGAACTGGTAGATGAAGTGATTGGTATTGAAAAGGATGGTGTAATCAATACTATTCGTCCATGGCAGGAAGGAAACATTTCTTTCATTCCATCGGGTAAACTGGGAGTTATCAAAAACGCTGTTTGTCTGGAACAAATGCAGCCAGTTCAGCATGTAAACTATGCAGTTTATAACCGAGCATTGCTCAGCAAATGGCAGGAGAACGACCCGTGGGCAGAATTCACGGCTGTTGAGCTGAATGCTTTCCCGGCATTTGAAGCCATTGATAAGGTGTACATTCTGAATGTGGATTAATCTATGACTACAAGGCAATACCTGCAAATAGCTCTTTCAAAATTTGAGGTTGGAGATTCATTGGTTGATTTAATAGTTGTTGAGAACAGCCTTGACCCGGGTTCCGATGTGTGTGTTGATGAAGTGAAGCGTGCGATTCATCGGAGCCTGGGCACATGGCTGCCAGTTCAATCAACTGTTTCTGAAGGTGGTGTTTCGATGACATGGAATTTGGATGCAATAAAACTCTACTATTCTGCTCTTAGTCGGGAACTGGGCTTAGAGGATATTACTCAACCAACCATCAGGGATTTTTCAAACATTTGGTAGTATGAAGGGATTTGTTCGGGCGATGTATCAAACCTTAGGTGGTATTAATGAAGATGGTGAACCCATTCCAGCAGGTAAGACATGGGGAGAATATATCCCCTGTCAATACGCTGCCAATACGCTTTCCAACAAAGGGGTTTACGTGGGTGGAGAGTTTCAGGAATCATCCTTTACCATCACCCTGAAGGATATGTCGTTCAAAGCAGATTTCATTCAACTTTCCAACTCTCGTAAGGAGCTGGTTTGTGAAAAGCAGGTATTAAGTTTTGAAGTGTTGGAATCCGTAAAGCGCATTAAAATTACCGTGTGATGCCTATTCAACAGAAAACACCACAAACACTCATTGATGAGTATTTAGCCAAACGACTCAAAGAGCGGGAGGCCAAACTCATTAATATGCTTGAATATGCAGGTGTTCTTTGTGTTCGGGAAGCAAAACTCAATCCCGGCTACATCGATCAGACGGGTAATTTACGCAGCTCTATCGGATATATGATACTAAAAGAGGGAAGAGTTGTTAGCAGGTCAGGCTTTCATCAGGAAAAAGATGGTGATGATGGTGTAAAAGAGGGAAAGAATTTCCTGAAAAGCCTGATTGCCAACAACCAAAAAGGTTTGGTTTTGATAGTTGTTGCCGGAATGAACTACGCAGCTTACGTGGAGACCAAACGCAATGTCCTCAAAAAATCAGAATTACTGGCAGAGGAGTTAGTGCCTAAATTATTAAGGCAGTTAGGATACAAAGTGCAATGAAAAAGACCGGAAGTACATTTGAAAAGGAAGTGTTCCAGCTTATCAGGGAAAGCCCGCTTAAATCATCTATTTCAGGCGGAATTTACCGTGATGGGATGCGCCCTTTCAACTCTCATCAGGAGGATGCGATTATCTCATTTCTGACAGGTATTGATGGCCAGTTCCAGCGTGGGATTGTGAATATCAATATCTTCATTCCTGACATTGAGTTCGGAGGTCAGAACAAGGTAAAAAACATCGCCCGGTGTAATCAAATTGAGGAGTTGTGTCAGGGGATTATTTCATCCCTTAAGAAGGATGGATATCGCTTTTCGCTGGATTCACTTATCCAGACTTTCAAAGCAGAAGAAACCGACCAGCACTTTGTAAATGTGAAGTTGAGATTCGATTACGTGACATTTTAAAAATTTGAAGTTATGGCATTATCATGGGGAAAACCAAAAATAGAAATAGCACCATATGTTGATGGTGCCTTGCCTGCTTCTCCTGCTTACACAGTATTTCCCGAAGTTCGGGAGGATAGTGCACGACTTTCCACTACTAAGGGAAAGAAACGGGAAGCAAGGGCAGAAGGTGGCGATTTAGTGGATATGTGCTATTCCAAAAACGCTTATTCATTCGAGTGTGAGGTTTTCGTTAAGTCGGGAGATACCCGGCCTATCGAAGACAACGATGGAGTGATTGCAACCAAACATGCAGTTCGTTTAACACCGGAAGATCCATCAGCAGAAGGATTCATCTTTGAAAAATCGCTTGTGAGCGTTGAGGAAATATGGAGTGCAGCAGATGGGAAGTTACTCAAATACACTTTTGAAGCACTCAAACCCGCAAACGGTAAGATGTGCAAACCTTATTCGGGGTCGGCTGTATAGCCTTTTTTTAGCGGGGGAGAACGACGGTTGTTCGTCTGTTTATCAGTAACAGAAGGTTGGTGGTTCGAGTCCACCCCTCGCAACAATTTTTTATTGAAGGGTTGATATGCGTGTTGAAGAAAAAGTAGCAAGTACAATTTTTCAGGAAGCTGGAAAAATCACTATATGCGGTAAGGAGTACCCAATGGCTCCACCTACTACTGCCACATTAATTCAGGTGTCGAGATTGATTTCAAAATTACCGGACATCAAGCTCGAAAACGACGAAGTGTTTTTCGGGTCACTAATGATAGCCAAAGAATGCCAAATTTTGGGCAAAATAGCCGCAATATTAATATTGGGCGTTGATAGGCATATCTTTTATCACTCCAAAAGAAAAACACTCTTAAATCTCCTTAAAACACGTCATGCCCGAAAAGTTGATGAGCTGGCCGATAAAATTCTTTTTGAATGCCGGCCAAGCGAAGTGAATTCTTTCATCGTAAATCAACTTTCAAGGATGGAGATTGGTGATTTTTTCGGGCTTACCACTTCCCTGTGCGAAATAAACATTCTAAGAAAAACAAGGGGGGTGGTGTAGAAAACGACAGTATCTGGTCACTGGTTGCAGGGATGGCCAAAAACTTTCCACAACTAACTTTCAACGCAATTTTATTTGAATTAAGCTACGCCAATCTTGTACTGTACAGTGCAGTATTGCCAACGTATGAAGAGGATAACGGTGATATCGATGCCGATGACCCACGAAACAAACATCTGATAAGGAGCATGCTGTATGATTAACGATTCCGGAAAAATATGGTACTCAACAGGTATTGATAATTCCCAATTACAGAAGGATGCTGAAAAAGCCAAAGGGCTTATCGGTGGCATCGGCCAAAAGGCGGTTGATGAGGGTAACAGGATTGATAATACCCTTAGCAACCTTAGCCGGGCTGTTGCAACTGTTTTTACCATTCAGCAGGCAACCAATTTTGCCCGTGAGATAGCAAACGTCAGAGGAGAATTCCAACAGTTGGAGATCGCTTTTACCACCATGCTCAGAAGCAAGGAGAGGGCAGATAAACTCATGCTGGAAGTTGTGGACTTTGCAGCGACCACTCCATTCGACCTTCAGGGGGTGGCATCGGGTGCTAAACAGTTATTAGCTTATGGATTTACAGCAGATAGTATCCGTGAAAATCTCACCATGTTGGGTAACGTTGCTGCTGGTGTTGGTTCGCAGATTGGAGATATAATCTACCTGTACGGAACACTTAACGCTCAGGGTAAAGTGATGACCAAAGACCTGATGCAATTTGCAGGTCGAGGAATTCCGATCTACAAAGAGCTTGCAGCCGTACTTCAGGTAACAGAAAAAGAAGTGATGGACTTAGCATCATCCGGTCAGCTTTCCTTTCAGCATGTCGAGCAGGCTTTCAAAAACATGGTGAGCTCATCCGGAATGTTTCACAATCTGATGCAGGAGCAATCCAAATCCATCACAGGGCAGCTTTCCAACTTAGGGGACTCCATCGATCAGATGTTTAACGAGATGGGTCAATCATCGGAAGGTGTAATTACAAGTGCTATTTCGGGTGCTTCGTATTTGGTGGAAAACTACCAAAAGGTGGGAGAAATTATTGCATCCCTTGTTGCCCTTTATGGAACCTACAAGGCTGCTGTAATGGTATTCAATGTTGCTCAATCCACATCCATCGCTTTAAGCAAGGGCTGGACAGTTGCTGAGCTGGCAAAGTTCAAAGCGCTGGTAATGGTTGAAGGAGCTCAAAAACTCCTCAATAAAACCATGCTGGCCAATCCTTATGTTGCAGCAACAATGGCTGTTGTTTCACTAACAACTGCTTTAACCTTTTACGCCCGCAGTGCAAAGAAAGCCCAATCAGAAACTCAAATGCTGAGCGACATTACAAAGGAAGCGGAGACTAATATCAAAGCGGAGATTACGGAACTTTCAGGCCTTAGAAAGGTGCTGGATGATTCCACAAAGGGTTATTCCGATAGAAAGAAAGCACTGGATAAAATAAAGGAGGTTGTACCCGATTATCACGCATCACTCACTACTGAAGGGACGTTGATCAACAACAATTCCGAAGCTCTCGACAGCTATGTAAAGAAGCTTAAATACACCGAACAGGTAAGGATAGCTGTTGCTAAACAGGCAGAAGCTCAGGAAACACTCGATAGCTGGAAAGCCAAAAACAGGGATGTTCTTGCCAATGCAGTAGCTAAAAAATACGGTGGACGGGAGAATGAGATGTTTGCCGGAGAAAAGGCCGCCATGGATATTTACAAGCGACTTTCGGATGAGGCACACAAATACTCACTGGTGATTGATAAGCTTCAGGAAGAAATGCTTAAAGTAACTCCTGACAGCACTACTACTTTCACTGCACCTGAAAAGGAGGATAAAAACACTTCTAAACTTCTCGATCAGATTAAGGCTGAGAAAGTAGAAATCCAACGGGCAAAGGAGGATTTATACTTCAATCGTGTTGAAGCGGAGCTGGAACTGTTGGAGGATGGTTCTGCAAAAGAATTGGCTCAACTGGAACTGAATTTCCGTCGGAAGATCACTGAAATCAACCGACAGGAGGAAGAACTTCTTCAGGTATTTCGTAATCACGCCAAAAAGGAATGGGAAGCAAAGGGTGGTCAAGGTGCTTTTAATGAAAACACCATCACTCTACCTAAAGAGCAAGCCGATGAGTTTGAACGCATGAGAGATGCTGAAAGCAAGTCTTACGACATTGCCCAGGGTGATGTGTATAAAAAACTTCTTGTCAAATACCAAACCTATTCAGAACAACGGAAAAGTATCGAGGAGAAGTTTCAAAAAGACATTGCGGAACTTTCAACTAAATTCGGTGCTGACAGTTCGGCTGTGAGGGTTGCCAACGAGCAAATGAAAAAAGCGCTCGATGAGCTGGCCAAAGAAGTGCTTCAGGATAACGGTTCCGGATTGCTGGACTTATACCTTTTTGGTGATGGAACGGATTTTCTTACTTCCAAAATCAAAGAGGCACTTCCGCTATTCGAGGATATAACCAAACTATCCTACAACGAACTTTCAAAGGTTAAGGAAATCATCGGTAAAGTGACTTTTACCGACAAGCAGTTATCACTGTTTAAAGAGGCTGGTATCGATGTCGAAAAACTCAAAACGGCACTCGATGAAGCCAAAGAATCAGCCGAAGGAATGCTGGATGTGCAGGCATGGGAAAAGGTTGTTGAGATGGCCCGAAAACTCACTGATTCACTGGGTGAATTAGGAGACTCACTCTCTACTTTCTCAGGAGCATTAGGTCAAATCGGGAAAGCTATTTCCGGCATATCAGGTAGTTTGGATGATGTGCTTACTGCATTTGATAAAAACGCTACTTCAACGGATATCGTCAGTGCTGGTATCTCAGGGCTTTCCACACTTCTTTCCATGGTAGGCAATCAGATTGCAGAAAACAAACAGGCTCAGGAGGAATGGAACTTAAAGATACTCGAATCGGCTCAAAATATGTCATTGGCTCGCATCGAGATGGAAGCTTACAAGGAATCCAACATCTTCGGTGTGGAGAATCCCTATGCAAAGGCCATTGCCGGAGTAAGGCAGTATTCATCTGCTATGTTGGAGCTCAAAGCAACTGCCAACACTCTTTCTCAGGGAAGAGTACAAATCGGGACCAAACAGCAGGTAGATGCCGGCAATGTCGCTACCGGAATAGGCGCAGGAGCTGCCATAGGTGCAGCCGTGGGCTCTTTTATCCCTGTGATAGGTAACTTGCTGGGAGCAGCCATTGGTGCTGTTGTCGGAGGAATTGCAGGGGCTGTAACCACCAAAACAGTTCCGGTATTTGAGTCATTGGCTAAAACCTATGGTGAGATATTCGACAAAGATACTTTCGAGCTCAACCCTCAGATACTGGCAGATTATGACAAGCTGGATGATGCTACTAAATCTATCATTGATAACTGGCAGGAGATAGCCGATAAAGCCCGGGAAGCGCAGGAGCAAATGCGTCAAACCTTCTCTGATTTGGCCGGAGAAATTGGCGGTATGCTTTCTGATGAGTTAGTGAATGCTTTTCGCAGTGGTGATGTCTTTAAGGCTGTTGATTCCTTCAAAGGTAAAGTGACAACGGTAATAGAGGATATACTTTCACAACTCATTTTTGCTCAATACTTCGAAGGCTTATTCAAAAATCTCGAAAAGGAGATGATGGATAGCTTTGGCCATGATGGAGACCAAAATATAGTGGATGATATTGTTCGGTTTTCGGAAAGCTATAAAAATGCTTTGGGAGAATACTCTCAGGCAATGACTACGGTACAGGAAGAACTGGCTAAACAGGGCTTCGATATTTTCACCAACGCCCGTGCGGGAGCCAGCAAAGGTTTTCAGTCGATGTCGCAGGAGTCTGCCAATGAGCTTAACGGTAGGTTTACCGCAATTCAGGCATATACCTATCAAATTTCTGAAAGCATTAAAAGCTTGCTGATAAACAGTGCTCAATCGCTGAAATACTTATCGGGAATTGAGCGTCATACTTCAAGGCTGGAAACGATAGAAAAGTTTTTGGGAAGTTTAAAGTCAGGTATCGATGATATTAATATCAAAGGAGTGTACATAAGAGGATGAACGGTGTTTTTATTTTTAATGGGATTAGTTCTGAAAGCATGGGTGTTTATCTGATGGAGGACAGCCATGCTTCACTGCTTTCTTATCCACCTCTTAAAGAACCACTGCAAAACAGTTGGGCGGAAGAGGATGGACTGGAAGTTGATTTGTCAGCTCCAAAGCTGGATGCTGCAATCCGCAAGTTAAACTTCGTCTCTCTTTCAGGAAGGATTGATGAGTTCATAGCAACGCTTTTATCCACTACTAAATCAGAGTTCATGTTTCCGGATTTGGGGCTTAACATCACTCTTCGATACATGGATTGTGAATTCTTTGAGTATTATTCTGGTGCTGTATTTTCACTTACCTTTTCTGAAGATGTGCCCTTTGATGGATATACCTACACTTCACCGTACTGGTTGAAAGTAGGCAGTCAGGGCGTTTCGATTGATGGCGTGGATTTAAGTTCATACGGTATTCAGGTATTAGAAAACACACTTTCAAGCATAAGAAAAGCTCCGGCAGCAAAGGATGTAACACTCATCAACTCTCTTTCACATCATGGACAAAAAGTCGATGAAACAAAACTAAAAAGAAAAGCCCGGGAAGTAACCCTTCATCTTTTTCTCCGTTGTGAGTACGCCTATCAGTTCCTGACAAATTACCATGCTTTTCTGCATGACTTAACACTCCCAAAGGAAAGGGATTTAGGTGTTGATGGCCTGACGTGCAAATGCTATTACAAGCGCTCTGAGATAAGGCACTTCACACTGGAAAACGGTGTGTGGTGTGAATTTGATGTTGTGTTTTGCTTAACGTAGGATATGAAGTTATTTGACAAAGGTGGTGCTGAGTTAGTTGATTTGATTGTAGGGGATGATAGCTACCGAAATCGAAGAATTATGGGGGAGGATTCCATCACCCTCAAAGTACAGCTATTTGAACATGTGGAAATCCCTGTTGGTGCATACTGTTTGCATCAGGGGGAAACTTATACCCTTTTACGGCCTCAAAACATCCGAAAAAACCACACCCGCAGTCTGGAATATACGCTTATCTTAGAGGCTTATGTCGCTAAACTGGGGCTTTATAAGTTCAGGGATACAACAACAGGAAAGCTGAAATTCTCACTCACTGGTAAGCCTTCAGATTTTATGGCCATGCTATTGGACAACCTCAATCAAAGGGAGTCGGGCTGGGTGTTGGGCAGTTGTATTGACGCAAGTGAGAAAACCATATCTTTTAATCACAACTACTGTAACGAAGCCCTTAAATTCATTGCCGATGCTTTCGAAACAGAATTTGAAATAACCGGAAAAACCCTTTCTCTACACAAGGTTGAATATGGCAAAGAGTCTCCACTGGCTCTTTCCTATGGCAAAGGAAATGGCTTTAGAACGGGAGTAAGAAGGGAGAATTTCGAGAACTCACACGCAATAGACATTCTCTTTGTGCAGGGAGGAACCCGAAACATCGATGCCAGCAAGTATGGCTCAACAGAGCTTTTACTACCTAAGAGCCAAACTCTCACCTACGAAGGTAGAACATACCAAACCGATGAGTCCGGACTATTCGTTAGTCGGGCGGATAAAGCTATTTCTTTCAACGTGGAAGATAGCCTGGACTGTGCTCACATCTATCCATCACGGGTTGGAAAGGTTTCTTCAGTGGTTGTGGTAAATGCCTCAAAGAATTTTTACGACTTTATCGATGCTACAATTCCTGAAGAACTGAACTTCAGGGATCACCTGATAGCAGGCGAAAAAATGACTGTCGTTTTTCAATCCGGAATGCTTGCCGGAAAGGAGTTTGACTGCGACTATTCTCATCAGGATAGAAAATTCCAGATTGTCCCTCAGGAAATTGATGGGCAGATAATGCCTAATGAAATCTTCAAACCTGTTATCGATGATTCCTATGCTATCTTCGGGATTTCTCTACCTGAAGCATACATATGCAATAACTCTGATAAATCGGGCTCTTCGTGGGATATGTTCCGTGAAGCAGTCAGGTACTTGTACGAAAATGAAGATCCTCGTTTTTCCTTCACAGGTGAGCTCGACCCGATTTGGGCAAAAAGGCAATGGCTGGAAATAGGTTCAAAAATCCGATTGGGTGGATATGTGGCTTTTACCGACGAACAGTTTCAGGCAGAACCAGTGTTGATACGGATTATTGGCATTAAGGATTACATCAATTCTCCTTACAGTCCTGAGATAGAACTCTCCAATGTGACTATTGGAGGTGGCTTTTCTAATACCATTAAAAAGCTGGAAACAACCCAAGTCGTAGTTGAACAAAAACATCAAGAGTCTATCCGCTTTGCAAAAAGAGGTTTCCGTGAAGCTCAGGAAACAACCGAACTACTCAAAGATGCTTTTTCTAACTTCAACGGCTCTATTTCCCCTGTAACCATCAGTACGATGCAGCTTTTGGTTGGTGATGAAAGCCTGCAATTCCGCTTTGTTGATTCAGTTGATACTTCCATCGAAGTATACCACCTTATTTTCTTTGATGCAGGAACAAAGATTTTACATTCAGAAGCAGGGGTTATTCAGCACATGACTATCGGGGTTGACCAGATTTCTACTTCTCACAACCGAAAAGTATGGTTTATGGAAGCATATCAGTCGCCCTATTTGGATAAACCGGACACGGCATACTACTTATACGCCAAAGTTGAGCGGGATGGGGATACGGGCGTTTTCCTGCTTTCAGAACAACCAATAAAGATGGAGGAGTTCACCGGATATTACCATCTATTGGTGGCCATTGTGAATTCAGAATATCAGGGAGACAGAAGTATCGCCATCTTGTATGGATTTTCAGAAATTCTGCCCGGGAGGATTACAACAAAAAGGATAGTTTCATCGGATGGAAAAACCTATTTCGATCTTCAAAACAATCAGATTGGAGGGAATATAAAATTCATCTCAACGGATGGGGATTACACCGATATTAACGACAAGATAACCGATGTAGAAGAAAACGTAACTTATAAAGTAGAGATTTTCAGCACAAACGGAAATACATTTCGTAATGATTTAATTGATACTACTCTTATAGCGATGGTTTACAGAGGCAAAGAAGAAATTACATCAACTCTACCTCACACAGCCTTTCGATGGGTGCGTCAATCAGATAATCCGGATTCTGATACAACATGGAATCAAAGGTATTCAACTTTTCATTCTCATGTGCTCGTAATCAACAGCGATGATGTTGATGGCAGGGCTGTATTTAATTGTCAGGTAAGCATTTAAAAATTTTCAATCATTAAATAAGAATATGGCAAAATTAGTTTCAACAGGACAAATTACTATCGTTGATAATAACGATGCAAGGCCGATAACGGCATTTATCACTGCTAGTCAGGGAACACAACAAATCTACACAAAGGATGAGAGTACGGTTACCTCAGTTCCAAACTGGTCATCGACTCCAAATATATTAAGTGCAAAGGTTTATGTTGGTGGTACTTCTTCGGCAGTTGATGTAACAGCACAATTAGCAAACAGAAAGTGGTCGAACGATCTTAACACATCCATTGGAAGCGGAACAACCCTGACAGTAAACTCAAACATGGACCCGGTTTCTGCTCCTTCAAAAGTGTACTACTTTGAAGCTGACTATACCGATCCTATTACTGGACTGGTTTCTCATATTATTGCTCAAATCACACTAACAGTTGTCCGTACTGGTACAAATGCTGTTTATCTCTTGCCAAGGGGAACAACAGCTATTCAGCAAGCGGACGGGAGTGCTAAAAATGTGGCAGTTGTTTGCGTTGACTTGGTTCGTGCAGCAGGAATTGATACTTCGGGTATTACCTACAAATTCTACGAATCAAATGGTACAGCTCAGGTTACAACCTCCATGAATACGAAATACGGTATGAAAACCACATCAACTTCTTCAGCACCAACTGGAAGTGCTACTGATATTGGTGTGAGCTTACCAGCTTCTAATGCATGGTCGGCACATAATACACTGGTTATTCACGAAACGGCAGTTGCCGATATTGCTGTGTTCCGTGCTGAAGCTAAAGATGCTGATGGTAATATCTATCAGTGTTATTTTACCATTTATGATGTTTCTGATCCATATGAAGTCAAGCTCATATCTACAGCCGGAGAAAAACTTCAAAACGGAGTAGGTAGTACAAATATCTATCCCATGGTTTGGAACGGAGCAAGTCAACTGAGTTTGGGTGATACTGCCAACTGGTCGTTCACGTGGTTTTTCTACGATGGTGCTGCTCCTGGCAATCGTGCCGGATTTATTGATACAACCCGAACAGCCGTTGCTGGTGGACGAAGCATAACGTCAAATACCGCAGGAGCAGGTAGTGTGATAACATATTCGGGTGCTGCAATCACTTTTGCTGCTGGTGATATGGTGAAAATTGTAAAGGGAGATGGAACCGCCAAGTACTTCGAAGTAGCAAGTGGAACCACTACATCAAACCTTACATTAAGAGCAGCTACTATTTCTACATTTTTAAATAGTCCATGGCCTGCTGCTTCGATTACATCCAATGAATTTGCGGGAGGTAAACTTTATGTATGTACAGGTTCGGGAAGTACTGCCGGAACAAGAACAACAACGGGTACTGGTTCTTCCAACTTCATCACGGTAACAGGTGATGAAATTGATGGTAAAGGAACCATTATCTGTGAAGCAAATCGCCCATAATTATTCTACGAGGGCTGTTGCGTAGCAGCCCTCTTTTTTTATAAACAGACTTTTTAAGTTGATATGTCCAAATTAGTTAGTACTGCACAAATAACACTTACAGATCAGAACGACTACATCTTTACGAGTCCAACTCCCCCAACAAATCCAATTGTAGGATTGACTTTGTGGATTGATACTTCAATTACTCCTAATCAATTAAAGCGATGGAATGGCTATGATTGGGAGATCGTTAATGATGTGAAGATCGGAGGAACAAACTTACTCCCTAATTCCAGCTTTGAGGATAAGTTTAATTTTTGGACTATTCATGGTGCTGAAGTTTCAAGTTGTCTTTCAAATGGATATGACGGAGGATTATGTCTTTATATCGCTGGTTCAGGTTATTATAATGCTGGAATACACATACCATCCTTCACATGTGAGTCTGGGCAGGTTTATACCTTTAGTTGCATGGTAAAAGTTGAAAAGGTGGGAACTCGTGTGGTTTTGGGATGGAAAGACAGTGCTACATCCTCTATTCAGCAACAGCTATCCACTTTGCCTTTGAATGTATGGCGTAAAGTTCAGATAACTTTTATGGGTGATGGTTCTTCAGTACCAGTATTTCTAATTTCAACAGGCTATAATTTATACATTGACCATGTAAAATTAGAGAAGGGAAATGCTGCTACTGACTGGTCCCCCTCTCCAAATGACACGGTAAAAATTGCAGGTAGGAACTTGTTGTTAAATAGTGGTGTACCTGTTATAAGCACTGCCTATTTTGTTAAGGAGTATCCGGCTTCTTCTTTAACTGCTAATACAAATTACACCTTAGTTGTAAAAGCTATTGTTGCTTCCGGCCAATCTTTAGGTGTTTATTGGAATGGTGGTTTTAACTTAGCATTAATTTTTAGCAGACAGGAGGGAGAAAGTTTATATTACTCTCATATAACAAGCCCCGGTACTCTTACTAATTACTCTCTATGGTTATATAACATGCCTAATTCGGGTGCACAAATGACAATCAGGTTTGCTTGTTTGTACGAAGGTCACATTTCACCACCGATTGACTGGTCGCCAGCACCGGAAGATATGCTTATACAGCTGAATGATATTTCAGATGATAACAAACTGACTCCTGATGAAAAACAAAGGGCTTTAAAGGAATGGGAGTCCATACAAAGTGAAGTTAGCCCGATAAGAACACAGGCTGATATTTTTAAAGTGAGTCGTACAATCTATGATGCTGTATATACCACTTTGAATTATTACATATCGCCTTTATTATCAAATCTCACTACAACAAGTGATATAGTTGGTTCGACATTCAGATCACGGTTTAATGATTATTATACTGCAAGGACAAATTTGTTGTTAGCCATCAGCAAGCAGCAAATGGACAATGTTGATAACATTATTGTAGGTGGTGAAAATCTTTATAACGACAATTGTGGTTTGTCCGTTTGGTCTCCCGGTGGCTCAACACCAACAGTTACAAGAAACACTCTAAACTCACCAAATGGCTTTGAATTTCAAGCTTCAGATGGTGGAAATGGGGTGGATGTTCGTGTGTCACAAGTAATACATGGCAATGGTTATTATGTTGTTTCATTTTGGGCAAAAGTAGTTTCAGGTACCCATTCTATTAATATAGATTTGGCCGATAATTTTGCAGGATCATTTGTTTTGAATACCAGCTGGAAAAGAATTGAAGCTGTTACAAATGTGCAGAATTACACTCAAACAATCTACCATTTTGTGGATATTTCTACCAGTTCATTCATGACCTGTTATATAAAGGATTTTCAGGTTCAAAGAGGTAATAAATCTACGGAATACAGAAAATCTACGGAATTTATCACTCAAGCAATACAGGGTAGCACTGATATTAACGGAGGTCTGGTTGCAACTCATTTGTTGATGCTTAAAAACAGTAGTAATACTATAACAGGTGGAGTATCTGGTTTAAGTTCAGATAATATTGGATTTTGGTCAGGAGGAACTTACAGTGAAGCATTAAATGGATTAGTAAAGGCACTAATTAGAAAGGATGGAAGTGGTCACTTTGCAGGAGGCAATATAAACTGGGACATCTTGGGGAATATCTCCCTGCGAGGTTTTGTCGATGCTATTGGAGGTAGAATCGGTGGAATGACAATTCAACACAACTCATTGTCAAGTAATGGGATTCGCTTTTCGGACACGCCTGTAGAAACTCTCGCAAGTTTATTAACTCCTTCATCTGCATCGTTTTATTACCAGTCAAGTTGGAATGTTGAGGCGCAAAATCAAACAGCCCGTGCTTATACACAACAAATCTACCTTTCTTTTGAAGCAAGCATTTCATTTGTTGCATCCACATATTCAGATGGAGTTGATAGTAGATGGAGAGTTGAAATAACAGGTAATGATGGCACAGCTATTTACGTTGATTCAGGTTTAGGAGGATTAAATCAAAAACTTTACACTGTGAGTTTGGGTGTGGGCACATACATTATTAGCGTTTATTCATTCAGCACAGCAATAATTCATCAGATAGCTACAAATGCGGCAATTATCTCAGGTTCTCTCTCAAGTAATGTTATTCAAGCTACCGGATACATGAATCAAACTAAAGTAGGGAATAATGGTTTATACTCTTTTTGGAGCAATCAGCTTTATCTATACTTTTCTAGTCTTGCCGGATTTGAACTAAAAGGTCCAACGAACATGCCTGGAGTTTTAGCTAGTGGAAGTATATCCAGTGTAGGAGGTCATACAAACTATTGGGGTGCTAAGATAAACTCCTCAAACGCAAGTTACAGTGGTACTGGTATTTATGATGTGCCACATAATGCAGGGTCTGTTTATCAGGTAATGATTCAGCCTACAATCGATAATGTTCGGGCATCTGTCACATCAAAAGGTTACAATAATTTCAGGGTTCAGATTCGAACTAACTCAGGCACAGCAACAATGGGAAGTTTTGATTATGTGATTGTTGGGAGTAATTGAAGAGTTTCAAAATTCTCATTTGACAATTTGATGAATTGTCATGATTTTTTTTCTATGTGCTAACATTAGGGGGATCAGTGATTTTGAAAAAAAGTTATAGACTTGGATAGTTGAATTAGAATGTTAATTATATTCAAATATAGAATAATATTTAGACTAGCATTCCTGCATTTCATTTATAAACTCCATGACAAATATCAATTAACATTGCTATGGATGTGAATGGTGTTTTGTATGTGTATGTAACATTAAATTCTTTACTGACAGAGTTTAATTTACAATCTCGAAAAATTTATATAATGCGTGAAGTCCTTGCAAAGTTTATAAGTGTGCTTACATTATGTGTACCTGTTTTACGCAATATATTTTTTCGGTGAGTATTCACGGTTTGTTCACTTATAAATAATTTATCAGCTATATTCTTATTCGTAAAACCGTCATTTATCAATTTTATAATTTCAAGCTCTCGATTAGTTAGTGAAATTCGTTCAACTTCTTTTGATATTTTATTATATTTTTCTATCTCGTCCAAAATTTCAGTTGAGAAATAATCGCCGTCTTCATAAACAACTTTAATAGCATCCAATAATTCGTTTTTATTAACGGATTTAGGTAAAAAGCCTTTAATATCTGCTTTTGTAGTTAATTCTGAAATAGTTTTTCCATCAATATTCATGGATAGAATAATGATTTTGAGTTCTGGAAAATCATTCTTTAAAATAACAGCCATTTCATAACCACTTATTTCCGGCATCATTAAATCAATCAGTACGATATCAGGCTGTTCCGGTGCATTTTTAAGTTTTGAAATAAAATCACTTCCGCGTGTTGAATCAAATATTACTTTCCCTTTATTATAACTTTCCAACAACAATTTAAGTCCATCAATTATTATTTGGTGGTCATCCAGAATTGCTATTTTAATAATCTCACTAACCATAAATATTTATATAATCAATTAATCGGAATATGGAAGGCAGTAACTGTACCTTTATCCGGTTCTGAATTAATCTCCAGTTCTCCCTTTAGAAATTCTACTCGTGTTTTAATATTGTGTAATCCTATTCCTTTTTTCATTTCTGAATTTGTATCAAATCCAATTCCGTTATCTTCAATAAGCCCATGTAAAAAGGTATCATCTGCATCAAGTGTGACAAAAATATGTTTTGCATCAGCGTGCTTGATTATATTATTTAAACATTCCTGAATTATTCTGTAAACATTGATTTTAACAGTGCTATTTAAACTGTCCGGTAATTCCGATATATTAACGTCAATTTTGATATTTGGATTTTTAAATTTAAAGCATAATTCTTCCAAAGCAACTTTAAGTCCTTTTGAAATAATAAAGCTGGGCAATAACTGGTGCGATACATCACGTATTTCATTTATTGATTCGTCTACCAAATCTAATGTTTTAAAATAAATTTCTGAAACTTTTGCGTCTAATGGTCTTACGTGAGTCTGCATAAACTGCAAATTCATTTTTATAACGCTTAAGAGCTGTCCTAAACCATCATGCAATGAAGCTCCAATTTTGTTTTTTTCATTTTCTTCCGTTTCAAATATAGATTGTGTTAATTTTTGCTGTTGCTCCAGTTCTAATGATTTTATTTTGGATTCCTGTCTGTATTTAAGTGCTCTGTACAGAAAATAAGCAGTAAGTAATATACCAAAAAGAGAAATTAATGTAAACCAGATAATTAAATTTTTATTTTTGATCTCGTCGTTTTGTTGGACTATAGTGATTTCTTTTTGAGCCAGGTTATATTTTGTTTCCATTTCAGCAATTTTCTCCGCTGAAGCCTTATTATTCAGAGAGTCCTTAAGACTTAAAAGTTCAATTAAAATACTCGAAGCAGTTTTATAGTCTTTTTTACCGAGATAATTTTGATATAATCCAGAAAGAATAAAGGCTTTTTTTGCTTCCAGGTTGTTTTTATCAGCAATTTCTAATGCTTCCCTTGCTATTTTTATACCTTCATCATATTTTTTATCTGAAGCATAAAGCTGTGAAAGCTGTGCCATATCGGAAATTATATAAAACGGGTCTCCGATTTTTTGTCGCACAAACATAGATTCTTTTACAGATTGGATAGCTTTTGGAATTTGATTGGTATTGGCATATATTTCAGCAAGGATATTTAATGAATTTGCTTCCGTTAAAAGTTGCTTGTATTTCCGGGCAAGGACTAAGTTTTGCAAAATAATTGTTTTTGCTGAATCGAGAGAGTTTAACGCTCCATAAGTAACAGCAAGGTTCAATAGAGATGCAATTTTATTTTCTTCAATGGAATCAGAAACGTGGCAATTTTTCACCTTCAAAAACCATTTCTTTGCTTCATCATATCTTTGCAACTCCATATTTGCCCAACCTATTCCATTCAAAGTAGCTAAATAACTAACAGTGTCTCTTTCAATAGTTTTATCATCCATTAGCTTGAAATATTCATCCAATGCATCTTTATGTAGTCCTTTCTTAATGAAAATAGAACTATTTAATAGTGAAAATTTACGCTTTAGACCGATATCTTTTACACCTTTTGAATTAATTTGATGACCTAAATCAAGTATCATCAAAGCTGAATCCAGTTTACTTACCCTGTAATAGTAAGTAGCAAGGTAAAGGTATGATTTGCTCAAATAAAAACTGTTATTTTTCTTTTTTGATAATAAAACGGCTATGTTAGAGTATTTTTTAAGTGTGTCGTAAGGAAAAGTTCTGTATTCACTGCAAAATTCGAGTAGTGATTGAATTTTCTCTTCTTTATCAGTTGCTGACTTGTATTTATTGAAATATAAATCGGCTTTAGGACTATTGCTGTAAGCAACTAAAACCGAAAAAATAAATATTATTGAAACAATTTTTTTCATAAATCTACAAGATCATTTTCTGATAAAACATTTAATATTTCAAATATAATATATTATTTCCCCGATTTTAGCAATCCTGCTTGATTTATAATAAACATTTGGTATAGTACAAAACCGATAATCTACTTTTGGCGTAAAATAGTAACTTGTCTGTATGCCGTTTCCGGTCTTGTTCCTATAACACCCAAATATACTTTACCATGTAGGTATTTAAGTTTTTCTATTGTACCATATTTCAGGAAACTGTCTGAACCTATTACTGTATTTACACCACCGGGTGATAGCTTGTAAACCGACGTAGCTGTTTTATCCGAACCATTTTTACCGTAACCTGTATAGTATAAGTTTCCTTCTTCGTCCAGATCCAAATCAGATTTGTCTTTTTCACCATAAGTAATGCTTACGTTATCTAATTTTTGCACAAATGTTTTAGAAGTGAAATTATAGACAAACGTGGAATATTTATCTGTTTTTTCATTGTATATGTAAAAGGACAGAATATTACCATCAACAGAGTAATGACGGTATGTTTTTAGAGGTAATTGCAATGGGATTGACAAAGTAAGTTTTGCCACAGAAGTCCGGTGTATCATCCATTTCACTTCTTCATTCGGACGATTTCCGAAACCTGTTTCCAGCTCCGTAACTTCCAGTTCATTTTCCCTGAATTCTATTGCAACACTTTTACCATTTACGCGTGGTTCGGTTAAACCCCCATGAGTAGCGTTTGCTTCCTGATAATAATAATGTGTGTGGATGGTTCCCATAAAATTCATACTTTCATCTGCCATGTTTGCTCCAAATATATAAAAACTTCGCGGGTTTAAATTGATTGTCGGATTTCGAAATGCCATATCAAAATCACCACTTTGATATTGGCTGAAATTTACATTGCTGTTCTCATCATTCGATGCCTGACCTTTCATTAAATAAGCTTTCAGTCCGTTTTTATAATGCTGGAAACCACTAACAAAATAATTGGTGTATGGCTTAAAGGCTTCCATTTTAAGGTTATAATACTCACCATTGGAATAGTACTGAGGATTTCTGCTAATAACCTGATTGTACATGGTCATTGCAAATTTATTCAAAGTTAGTTTTGCAGGTGATTTTGTATTTAAATCAATGCTTTTCCGGTAACAAGTATAAATTCCATCCTGCTGACTTTGCCACCAAGTCCAGAATACAAGATTGAGCTGATTTTTCTCATCCACCGTAAAATCAGATATTCCGGCTGTGGAAGTATTTTCCCTTCCAGACAAAGAACCGACATTCATCATAGAGTCATACACACTTTCCCATTCAGCTTTATCGTGAAGCAAATTGACAACTGCAAATGGGTCTGCAGGATTATTCGGGTCTTCCGGTGTATTAGTTTCTGTTTCGCAAGATAATATAAATACCGTGGAAACTATAAATAGTAAAGTAATACATTTTGTAATTTTCATTATTGTCATTTTATTTTTGTCTTATAAAAGAAAGCTGGTGAATATCATAACCTGTTTTTTCCCCTGTAATGCACATGTAAATTTTTCCGTGCAGGAGTTTTAATTTTATAACCTGACCGGATTTCAAAAAGTTATCAGTTCCAACTAACGAAGTAGTGTTTCCAGAAGAAATTTTATACACTGAAATTCCATCTTTTTTTGTTCCGCTCCGGGCATAACCTGTATAGTACAAGTTGCCTTCTTCATCAATGTCAACATCACTTGCTGCAGAATCGCCGTATTCAAGAGAAACATCATCTAATACTGTTTTAAATTCCTTGGTGTTGAAATTATATACAAATGTGCTGTATTTGTTCGTTGTGATATTTTTCAATGCAAAGCTCATAATACTGCCATCAGAGTTGTAATGACGTATTGTTTTATATTCATACTTTGGATAAAGGTAAGGCTGTTTAACCCATGATACATATGGATTGTTCCACGGAATTTCGACAATATTAGTTGCTTTGGTTCCAGTTAAAGTTTCTTTTTGAAAATTGCCGGTGTCAGTAAATTCTATCGCCTGCAATTTATTTTCCTGAGTAAATCCAAAATAGACACTCGGTCCGCTTGTCCTTGCCTCACAGAAAAGTTGATATGTTTGAATATTTGGTTTAACATATTGAAATATGGCATAATCCACGTGAGCATTGGTTGATTTATAGTTGAATTCTTCATTGTCCTTTTTATTCAAATTCCAAAAAATAACCGCAGTATAGAAACTGCTCTTTCCCACAGCATTTTCATAACCAAGTTCCAGTGCACCTAATGGATAAAATGCTAAAGCAGGATAAAAACTAATATCTCCCTGAAAAATGGCTCTGTTATAAGAAATTCCACCACCGCCTTCGTTTGTTAAATAGCCTTCTGCAAAGTAATTTGTATAAGGTTTGTAAGATTCAAAAGCAAGATTGTGATCTGCCTGATAATTTAATATATAACGTGTAAATACAGTTTCTTTAGCTGCATTAGGATTCTGCGGGATCATTTTTTTACCTGATAAATCCCAGGTTCTACGATAACTCTGATATAATGTAGATTGCTGTGAAGGCAATACCTGATAAAATACGAAGTTCATTCGTTGTTTCATATCCACCGTTAAGTCACTGATACCAAGACTTCCCTTAGCGCCTGAACTCAATACGCGTACTTCCATCACGGTATCCCACACATTTTCGTAAGAGGAATTATCATTCAGTACATTCACAGTTTCGTATCTGTTGGTAGTGTTATTCGGATCTTCAGGCGGATTAATTTCCGTTTTACAAGAAATAAAAAACACTGCTGTAATTATTATTAAACCAGAGAAAATTTTAGTAGTTTTCATCAATTATATAAAGAATCACTCTGAACTGCCAGAGATTAATTTGAATTAAATTTTTACAGACCCACCAAATTTAATTTCCAGAATCGGGTGCGCTTTCGTGTTCTCAATGCCGTTTGTCAGGTCGTTTTCTACGCCCGGAATAAATAAATATCCTAAATCTACTCCACCGAACATTGTTATTCTTTTCCATGGTCGGATTTCGTATGTCATTCCGACAACACCACCTAACCCTATCCTTCTCACGTAACTCTCAGAGCCATTGTGATATTCTGCCATACCCATACTGGTAGCCACAGCATGTAGTTTAGTAGTCATAATACCATTTCTCATCGCTGGGTATCCATTGTAGTAAGCCCTTGAATGTGTTTGCCATTCCAACCCTCCCTGAAGTCTTGCATATAATCCGGCATCACCAAAAACTCCAGCCATTAAATCCACAGAAGGTCCAAAAACAGAGCGATATTCAGAGGTTCCTTTATAGAAATAAACTTTATCGCCGGTTTCTGCAACAATAAATCTGGTTTTTCCATCTACAAGCTCATCCTTCATATGATAAGTAGCACCTAATGAAACACCTTTAAAAGTACCCATGTGCCCTGCTACTCTCACATCAGCAATAGTTCCTAACTCATATGCAGCCTGTACGGTAGCAATGGAAGCTAAATTTATTTCTTTTAATTCTGTGTATGGAATTGGAATATCAAGGTAGGCCCGAATACGTAATTTGCTAAAGTCTAAACTTTCCTGTTCTACTTGTGCTTTTGCAGAAAATGTAGTACTTATCAGAGCTACACTGAATAAAATTTTCAATAATTGTTTTTTTGTTTTCATGTTTGTTAGTTTTAGAATTCGAATTATTTTTTGAAAGACTATCATCACCGGGCGAACTTCAAAGCCCATCCGCTAATTCCGATCTCTAACATAATACAGAAAAAATGAAATTCATGAGAAACTATTCTTATAAAGTGATTCTGGATACGAGCAGTTTGTCGCCTTTTGGTGTTTCGCTAAAAAAATAAACGTAATTGCCTATTCTCACGCGGTCATACCTGTCGTACAGGTAAAATTTGTTTTTCTCGTCCTGACCTAATGTTTTAAATTCTGTACTATTGCCGTTTTCCAGATTTATTTGACCATACTGAATGCTATAAAACGGCATGTATGAAGTGCTTGTGACATTACTTGTAGCGGTAGAATAATGGTCTGTTTCTTTGTCAATAGCTTTGACCATATCCATAACCCATTTTACGGTTTTTCCATCCTTGCTTTCATACACGTAACTGCTGGCTGGAAAATTATCAGCCGTCATCGGGGAGTTATTTAAAAATCCTTTTTTGTTTTTCTGGTCAAGATTCACGGTGTAATTTCTTACCAGATTTCCGCTGGGAGAAAATTGCAAAAGATACATTCCCTGGTATACTTTAGTGTATGCAGGACCTGAAGTGGACGTAGAAATTCCTGTCATAGCTCCCAAAAGTTTGTTACTACCTAAGCCACCACCGCCTGCTTTTGTGTCTTTGTAGTCTTGTAAGGCGAGCATCATCATTCCATTAGATAGCACCTGAAAATTGTCTGTAATGAATTTTTTACCATCAAAACTCAACGGTTTTTTCATATCAGGCCCTGCTACTGCTTTGTCGTTTAGTTCTTTCATTGGTGTTTCCGTAATCATTTCCATAGCACCGTTTTTCACTTTGGCAAGAATAAAATCGGTATATTTTTTTGCATCCAGCAAGTCATCAATCTGAGATTGTGACGAAGTCATTTCTTCTTTTCCTGAAAGTATTCCTGCTATTTTGTTAACTCCACCCAGAATGTTTGAATTCATGTCAGTTTGTGATAGTGAAAGTTCTTCGTCACTCATACTTGTCATCGGAACAGTACTTCCTAAAAGGCTGAAAGCCGATTTACCGTTTTTTTTAATGGCAGGCCCATACAAGTAGACAGCATCTCCGTTATCATACGCATTTAGAATTCGGTAACCACTTGCAGGCGAAGCAAATGAGAAATTTTCCTTAATTTTACCATCCGGGCTGATACGTAAATACTGCAATTGTTCCGTATTGTCCTTATTCGGTGCCAGTACTAATACCCAGTCACGCGGCATTTCTTCATTGGAGATATCGCCGCTGAGATTATCCTGTAACGGACGAGAGTAAAGCAGTGTCATATAATTGGGAAATTTTACATTTTGGAGAACTTGCACATTACCTTCGTTATCAACTTTAATTAAATCATAGTTTCCTTCCCCTTTGATGTTACCTTTACCAGGATCGTAAGCAAGTGCCAGAATAGAATTATCACTTTGTACAGCATATGCACCGCTGAAACGGTATTGTTCCCCTTCCGCATTATTCAGTTTTTGGCTTTCGAGCAATTTTACTTTCGTTTTGTAACGTCCAGCCCACCAATCCCATTTTTTAGTATATTGGCGTTTTTTATAAGTCATTTTTCCGGTTAATCCTGCTGAAACGGCTATGTTCTGACCTAAAACTTCATCGCCTTTGTATGTAAATCCCTTGTAATTTTTCTGTGCCTGTTCAATTTCCCATTCATTGTCTGATTTTCCTAACAGGTTACAATCGGCATCAAAGGAATAGGTTTGTGTACGTACTTTATTTTTCTTGCCGGGTAGAAAATAAATGAGATCAAATTTACCATTGTCTTTAGTTTCAATTCCACCCAGGTAACCATTGTCGGCTTCTCGGGAAATAGGATAGTTCTTTTCAAGAATTAATTCCTGCGACATTACATTCATTGTGCCTGTAAATGTGCACAATAAACTAAATAAGAATAGTTTTGCAGTTTTCATAAGTGTTTAATTTGAAATAATCATTTGCAAAAATACTTTCTGAGACTGCGCAAGTCAATACCCGAAACTGGGTATATTAAAAGTAGAAAAAGACAGAACAAGTGATTTGCTTTGTCTGGATATTCCGGTCAAAATGACTAGTCTTTTCCGCCAATAATCGACTGTACGACGCCAACGGCAATCAATACGCCGATTTTAACAAAGTGATTACAATAAAAAAGGAAAACCGGAACATCACTGCTCCGGTTTTCTTTTTCTACTGCAATCCCTGCTTTTTCAATTCCCTATATTCAGCCCCTGTTATTGGCCTAAACTTAAATGCGTTGTAAAAGACTCTGTACACTTCATCATAATCCTGTGCTTCAAATGCCAATCGAATTTTCCGTTCTGCTTCTCTTAACACTGCATTCGGAATGTATGCGATTGTGTCAATGTCATCGTTTGCTCTAAATATTTCAATAACCATATCATACGCTTCAAGTAAGTCCGGTATAAAATATCCATCAGGATGTAATATATCAGTGGCATATCTCAATAATGCTGGTTCTTCTGAAATGGTGTCTTTTCCGGCAAATCCAATAGATGCACCTAGTCCGGTTGTAGCATTCAATGCTGCATTGTAGCATCTGATATTGTTAGCTCGTTTGACGATCTCCAAATGAGTAAGATGTTCCGGGTTTTCGGAGACTCTTTGTGAACTTACATTCGAGACCTTCTTTTCTCCTTTAATTTTCAACATTGTTGTTGGGTCTAAATAGAAACCCTTCTCTTGCTCACATGATACGAGCATAAAAATCAACGAAATAAATAAAATCCTTTTCATGTCAATAATAATTAGAAATATATTTGCAAATATAGCATATATTATAATATATTACAAATAATTATTTATAAAAGTGCTTACCACATAAGCACTTTATTGGTAAATTTGCGATAAATTTCTAATGGCATGGTTAATCAAAGTGATAAAATTACTTCAAAGACTTGGATAGGTTGGGCATTGACAATCATTTTGTCGATTGTTGGTGCATGGACATCCATGAGTTCGAGAGTATATTCAACTGAATCCCAAATCCGACTATTGGAACTTAGAGTTTCAGCAGTTGAAAAGGGATATGATAAGCAGCTTGAAAATATGGTTAAACTGAATGAGCAATATAATGAAATCAAACAATCGCTTATACGAATTGAAGGTGTTCTGAACACCAAAGCAGATAAACAATATAGACAGTAGATTATGATGAACATTGTGGGGTGGATTAAAGGAAAGCTAAAGTGCTATCCGGAATTGTATTCAATTCCCATTGCTTTACTGGCATGGGTAATAAGTATTGAGTTTTTGAGGGCATTAGATCAAACGGTTGGTATTTATGATTCAGGGATATTTCAGATACCGATCTTTTCAACCATTTTGCTTTTCACTTTTCTTTCAGTTGCATGGTTGGCAATGGGTCTTATCTTCGGCTCATTGAGACGATTTCTAAAGGATGAATTTAAATACGCATTTCAGCAGTTAGATTTATGGGAAAAGGTTCTATTATCGTATATAGTGTTCTTCTCACTTGTATTTTCTCTTGTAGCTCTTTCCTTCGTGCTGACATAAGGCAAAGGGTTGTCGGGATTTATTCAGCAGAAATTGGAGTAAGGGAACGAACCGGAAATAATGATGGTGAAAGGGTGGAGATGTATTTGAAATCATGTGGTCTGAAAAAAGGCCAGCCATGGTGTGCAGCTTTCGTTACATGGACTTTCCAACAAGCCGGAATTGAAACCGTTATCAGTGCTTACTCTCCTTCATGGTTCCCGAATAAAAAGGTTATCTACACAAATGGTTCAAAGCTGAACTTAACTCCCATGCAAGCAGATGTTTTTGGTATCTACTTCAACTCAAAAGGTCGGATAGCTCATGTTGGTTTTGTTGATCAATGGGCTGAAAATTCATCTTTCTGTCTGACAGTGGAAGGAAATACGAACGAAGCAGGGAGTCGGGAAGGGGACGGGGTTTATCGAAAAAGAAGATTAAAAAAACAGATTTATAAAGTTAGCAGATGGATTTGAGGATTACAAAGCTGATGATAGTTAACATACTGTTGTTGAGTGCATGTTCTGTTCACCGGAAACCTTCACAAATTATTTCAAAACTAAGTTCAGGGGAAACTGAGCTGGTAAGGAATATTAGTGTTGACTCTGTTATTACTTTATTAAAAGCAGAGAATATCGCTACAGAACAAAGTTCGACTCACAACAATGAATTGATTTCCATAGTTCGGGAATATGATACCGAAAAACCTGTTTCTGAAATTACTGGTACCCCACCTATCAGAAAAGAGTCCATCACAGCTTCTCTAAGCGAATTAAATTCGCAGCTAAACAATACCCATCAAATATACTCAACTGGTTCTACAAGTAATTCAAAATCCTTTGATGAGCATATTAGAAACAGTTACAATATTGATAGCCTGGTAAAAGTTGAAGTTGCTAGCGTATTTTCAAAAAAGAGAGATTATTGTTTTTCATTTATTGTTTTGATTGCCATTGTTGTTTTGTTTTTTTCATTTCGAAATAACATCCATAGGTTGTTTCAATTTTTAATCAAAAAGTTGTATTGACAGATTAGTTTGCAATCTTGCAGAGCCTTCGTTGAGAAACGAGGGCTTTGTTTTTAATATGCAGTATGTCAATCAGTTAAACAATATTAAACCACCAGTTAACCAACTGTAAAAGTATTGACAATACAAATATACTAAAGTAAGTTTGCTTTATAATTAAATAACAGTAAATCAAATAGATATGAGCTTAATAACTAAAAATAAAGAAATCGAATTACTTCTCAACCTACTCGAAGGTAATGGTTACTTCGCAGATAAATTCGGAAAAGATATTCCGGTGATGATTGAAAACATCAAAAAGGATTATCCGATAGAAAACGGAACCTCAATCATAGCAGACGAAGTTAAGCACATTCGGGAGAAGGAACAGCTTCTTCAAAATTACGAGAATGAAAACCGCCAGTTGAAGAAAGAACACGAAACCAAGCTTCAGGAACTGTATATCTTCTTTCTAAAATGCGATGATGAAAAGATGTACAACAAAGTAGTAGCTGATTTAGGAATTGAAAAAACCATAAAGCTCAAACATCAGCACCAACTTCCTTTTACCGAGAGTGAAATCAATTACATGGTCAACAATTTAAAGTAATCCAATATGCAACTTTTTAAAGTATACGCAAAGGTCTCATTGCAGGGAACACTGCTTTATAACTCCTACTACTTAGTCCGGGCCGAAAGCAAACAGAAAGCCAGGGAGAAAGCAAAAGAAATAGCATGGATTGAGCATGCACCTTCAATGCAATCTAAACTTTCAGTTAAAACATCATTTAGTGAACTTCAATAATTATCAATACTAATTTTAAATACAACAGTTATGACATTCTACAAAAGCGCAATGCCCGAGATTTCAATCAAATACAAAACGGGGAGCATTAAAAAAGCATTAGTTTCAAGTTCACAAGAACTCTTTAAGATTTTTAGAGAGATGTTCGATCAGGACACCATCGAGTATAACGAAAGTATGGTTGTCTTATACATGAACAATGGGAACAAAACTTTAGGTTGGACCAGGCATTCATCCGGAGGTATGGCACATACAGTTTTAGATATAAAAATAGTTTTAACAGAAGCACTTTTGTGTGGTGCATCCACCATTGCAATTTGCCACAATCACCCTTCATGTCAGTTATTTCCAAGCAAAGAAGATGAGAATATAACTAAGCGTCTCAAAAATGCATGTGAAATCATGCAAATGCGATTACTAGATCATATCATAGTCCCGGGAGATTTAAACGGTTATTATTCATTTTGCGACGAAGGAAAAATCTAATCAATAAAATATCAGGTTATGAAACTTATAGTTCACAATTTCACACCAAACGGGCTGCAAAAAGCGCAGCCCTTAAATGAACTTCCAATTGGAATGAAAGTGTATGCTTATGGAGCATTCGGTTCAGAAAGTATTTACTGTATTACCGGCCCAATGACAAAACGTGGGCAGGAGATGTGTTTGATTTCCCGCTGGAATCCTAATGCTTACTTTGCCAGTCCCAAAGATTATCTTGAAACATACAGTAAGCCTGTTTCTAAAAAGTTCGGAATTGGTTACTACTGGGATGATGTCGATAACCATATCTTCCCTGAATCACGAGTAAAAGCAGCTATCAGGCGTGCTGAATGGATAGAGAGGAAGATTGCCCAAATGAATGAAGAAAAACAACTGGCAGAGCAGAAGGAGTTTGCAGAACTACCGGGCCGCTATCCTCACTTAACACCGATACCAAATGATTGTAAGGATCGGTACAGGGCAGTCAAGGCAAACATTGTCGCTGAGTTGAAGCATCACTTTCCCGATCATAAGTTTTCAGTGAACAAAGATGGTGACAGGTCTATCAGAATTAGCTGGTACGATGGATTACTGAGTGAAAAGGTAGATGACGTTATGCGCAAGTTTGAAAGCCATAAAAGTGATGTTACAGGCGACTATTGGGATTTTTCACCTTCCTGTTTCAATACTATTTTCGGAGGAATGAAATTCGTATTCATTAATCGGTACATGTCGGATGAAGTGAAGAAACTCACCAAGCAGCTTAAAGAAATTCTTCCTGACAGGTATAAGGCAGTCGACCAGCAGCTACTTCGGGAATACTGGTCAGAAACCGATTTCCCCTTCAATGCTACCAACATAAAGGTAGTAGAAAATCCGGATGCCAAAGGTATCGATGATTTATTCACTTTTCATTACGACATTCCGGAAAAGCTTACTTCTGTTGCTTCTCCCGAAGGAATAAAAGTCGTAGAATACTCACCAAAAAGCTTTGCTGTAATCGGAGATACAAAGCCCTTAAAAGACAAATTAAAAGCCCTCGGAGGCAAGTTTAACTTCCGGCTTACATGCGGAGCTGGATGGATTTTCCCAAACACCATAAAAGAAAACGTATTAGAAGCATTACAGTTATGAAAGAATTCATCAAAGAAAAGCTGGTTGAAATGTACTCAACCTGCACTACAGACCAGTACGGTCAGGTAGCAAAGTATAACCAAGGTCTTAAAGGTTTATTCGGAGATAAAACCGAAGAAGTGTTGGAATACATCAAAACCGACCCGGTGATAAGTTACTCAACCTATGGAAATCGATATGGCACCTATAAGGCAGTAATGGACATCCTCGATGAGGAAATAAAAAGTGCTTGTGTTGATGCCCTGAGAAGCAATTTGAACTATCAACGTAATATGAGGAGCTGGTAATCATGACAAAGACCAGGCAAGCCGAAATAACGCTCTACAGCAACGGTTACATCATCGAGTATGTAATCTCTCCCAGAGGAAAGAAATTGGCAGTAGCTGTCAAAGATGAAAAGCGAACCTATGGAACCACAGTGTTGGAACTGGTGAAAAAGCTGAATTTAATCACTCATTAAAACAAAGTTATGTTAGCAAACAGACGAGACCTTCGCAAACTAAAATCAATCTCCGGAATGGCAGGCAAACTTCGGTCTGCCTACACCGGACTTTCTCAACCCACAAAAGAAATGCTTCAACGGGAGTTTCGGGGTGGAACTGAAAACCATATTTTCCGGTTTGAAGCGAACATAAATCAAGTAGTTGAATCTATTAAATTACCAAAACCATGAAAGTACGTTGTGAAATTTGCAGGGATTTATACATCCTTTCCAATGAAGAAGAAGCCCTTTTTGAAGAGGGGCTTCTTGAAATCAGGATCTGTCCGGATTGTGAGGAATACGAGGAAATGAGACCGGATGATATTTGTGAGTATACGTCGTATTCGGATGCAGATAGTGGGTTATAGGCAAATTCTAAAGAAATTATAAACAAATATAAAATCCCCGATTGTAAAAGTCGGGGATTTTTGTATTTTTGTCCAGATATTAAATATTAACTAAAAAACTTGAATATGTATGTATGAAAAATACCCTGACATCTTTAGGCCTAAACAAATTGATTCGTATTTAGAATTAAATCAATTTATTACACCTAAACCAGTTAAGCCAGTTTTTGATGATGAGGAACCACAAATTAAGAAAGATGGATGTTCAAATGAAATATTAAAAACAATTTTAGGGATTTTGATTTTTCTCATTTCTGCAATGATTTTGTTAGGTTCAATTCCTTCAATAATTTCAGGAGAGGGAGATATGAAAGATGCGTTTGTTTATTTGTTATTATCAGGAGCTTCCTGTGGATTTTTACTATGGAAAATTAACTCAGTTAGTGATAAAAAAATGGAGAAATATCTAAGTGATTCAAAAAGCTTTAAATCTAATAAACAAACGTATGAAGAAAATTATCAGAATTATTTAAGACTTGTTAGGGAATATGATGAGGAAAATAATACAATAAAAAAACTTAGTAAAGAAGAATTAAGGGCTTATGGTTTAAGAAAGTATTACAGCATATATACTACAGAACCACAGGTGTATACTGTCAATTATAAAGAGGGGAAGAGTGAGGAGAGTTTTTTTCAGTACCTAAATTCAATTTTTAAAGATAAAGTTTATAAAAATTTAACCATCACATGTGAAGATAGAGATATTGAGTTTTATCTGCCTGATATTTGTTTTTATAACAAAGATAGTGGAATTTGTATTGATATAGAGATTGATGAACAATTTGATCAAGCTTCAGGTAATATCATACACAAGAAATTAAGCCAACATGATTACAAGCGGAATAATTTCTTTGTTAATAACGGATGGTTTGTTATTAGATTTGCTGAAACTCAAGTTGAGAATGATATGTTAGGTTGTGCAGTAATTATCTTTGGAATAATTCAAAAATATGATCCAGTTATTAACTATATCCAGCCTGTAAATTTACATTTGTTGAAGAATTCTTCACCTGTATCAGAAGTACACAGATGGTAACTTTGATGCCCTATTTTGGTATTTGACTAATTTTGCATTGATAAAATCGAATCTACAACAATTACGAATTTTTGGAAACCGAAATTAGATTAACGACCAAAAAGCGATTACTAATACTTAGGCTTACTGCGTTCAACACAAACCAGCAATAAAAGCACCAATAGAGCGATAATTCTGAAAAGTCCAGTAAACTCCAACGAAACTCCAGCGATTTATGAACTTTTGACCCGAAATTAGCAAGAATCAGCTGAAAAGTTGCAAAGTTTAGTGTAGTTTATCGGGGGCTAAAAATGGTAAAGGAGATAGAGCCGTTTCGATCAAAAAACAAATTTAAATGTATTTAAAAGCCAAAAAAATGAAAACACAGCCCGAAAAAGATTACGAAATGTCGGAAGATGATTTAATTAATCAAATGATTAACAGTGCTCAATTAGATGAGGTGTCTGAGGATGTGGATTATTGGGAAAAAGCCTATTTGGAATCTATGATAGATGCACAACGAGAAGATGCTATGATAGAAGCTCATCTTGAAGCACAGTTCGAAGATAACATATTAGAAGCTCAATTTGAATCTCAGTTAGAAGATGCCATGATTGAGGCTTATTTAGACTCACAGTTTGAAGATGCAATGTTATATCGGGGATATACAGCCGATTCAAAAGAAAGTCAATTTTACTTATACGACAATAATTTTGAAACAAGTGTTGTACCCAAATTTGAGCCTAATGAAAATATAATTTTCGCAATTTACAAAAAATTTTGTAAGACATCCGGATCCGGTAAGACAGCATACTTTGAGTATAAAGTTCTTGATAAAAATAAAAGTGAAATACCACTTGTAATTGATGCTTACAGATGTAATGGTGCTGATGAAGAACATTGGGTTTCGTGGAAATACTCAGATGATCAGAGAGTTGAAGTTAATCATTACGTTCGCGAATTAACAGGGAGTCAGGGAGCGCTATATTATCCATTTGAGTATAATTATGCGAAATTAATTGCACTTAATAAGCTTAATCCTTGTAATTTTCATTTTCAGAAGCTTGATTTTTTTGTTAAAGACAATGCTGTTAATTGTGGTGATAAATTTTCTACATGTAAAATTGAATCATCTACTAATTATCAAAATTTTTACATGAAAGATTTTGCATTGGACATAGTTAACTTTATGAAATCAGCAACAAAGTATTCATCTTTAAATGAATTCATTTTGGTTTCAATGCTTCGAATTGCAGTGGATCATCTTGAAAAATTAGAGTTCATTAGCAATAGTTATAAAGAACAGTCTATAAAAAATATAATTATTTTTACTGATGAGTTGGTTGAAGCACGTTTGAGATATATTAAAAATCAGGTAAAACTTGATTCTGAGTCAGAGTTGAATCTTTTGTTGGAAAAATATGAATTGATAAAATATCGGGGTATCGGGGCTTCTTAACAATTAGTTTCTTCATTAGGAATTATACCTCGTATAATAATTTCCAATATTTCTCACTTCAGCTAAATTCTTATAATTTACATATTTAGCCTATTTGCTTTTGGTATATATTATTTTCTGAAAACTCATTATCTATTTCAATTCGTTTTTATTGTCGGTAAAGTTAATTTTTTACGCTCTGTAATTGTCAAAAATGCCATTCAAACTGTCCGCTGTCCGAAAGTCGGGTGGTGGGTGGGCTTGGGATCGTGGGGCAAAATAAAATGTGCTGCAATTTGTGTCGGCTTGTGCGGTTGGTTGCAGCTCTTTTTATTTTGCGAAGGGTTGGCATTTTGTCTGTCGTTTTACTGTTCGTTTGTTGTCTGTTGTGTCGTCTTTTAGCATGACCGGTAACGGTTGGCGTGTATGTGCAGTAGCGGATTAGAAGCACGTTCCTGTCCGTTTAGCACAAGATTTCTTAGAAGCATAGACCCTCGATTTACCACCTCACCCGCTATTGCCACATACACGCTGTTAGGGCACCGTGCTTTTCGTTTTGTTTTCATGTTTGCTTAATTTGAACGTCAACAGCTACCTCTTCACAACGGACTTCATACTTCCGCTCTGGTTTTGAATACACATTTACAGTTTGGTGGGAAGTAGCGAAGGAGTTGTCATAAATGTAGGTATCGCTGCCAAACATAATTTCCTCAATCTGGGTGGATTCGTAAACTGAGTGATTGTTAGGAGCATGGCGATAAATCAATCTTTCTATTTTCTTGATTTTATATAGGTTGTCAATATCCTGCGTGTTGTCGTCTGGCATTATGATGAATAAATAATCTCTCGCCCGACTAATGGATACATTGAGGATGTTCTGCTTATTGAGAAACATACCAGGGTGTTTGCTTATCGAGTATGGCGGGTTAAAAATCGATATGATAATATCACATTCATCTCCTTGGAAGCCGTGAATAGTCCCGATAAGGATTTCTACCTTTTCAGTGTCTTCAAATTGTTGAGCAAGGAGCTTTTCAATTAGAGTAGCTTGAGCTTTGTAAGGACAAATGATTCCAATCCTGAATTTGTCTTTGTGGCTTGATTGAATCTGAAAAGCAAGTGACTGGGCGAACTCAACCGTGAACAAAGCTGAATAGACCTGATAGTTTGATTTATTAAGCGTATTTGGCTTGTAAATGCTTTCAAACTTTGCTACTGGAAATTTGATAATGTTAATGTCCTTGAAATCAAAGCCGGATATGTTCAATGGCTTTTGCTCTGCACTTGTTCTATGGTGTTCGAGAATGCCATTGTAAGTGAAGTGACTGAAAACATTTCCAATGGTGGGAACTGCCCTATATTGCTTGCGAAGGTTTACTATTTCAAATTCATGGGGAACAGTTGTTGGTTCTACGAATCTGTCAAGATTGACCATGCTGTAGATATTCATATCCTTCCAATGGTCAATAAGCGTAATTGGTTGAATCTGGAACGGATCTCCTGCAATTACGAATTTTGCATCTGGCTTTTGATAAAGGACGTAAGCTATACTGGCCAAGTTCACCATTGAAGCTTCATCAATGATAATGTAGTCCCATTCAAGAAATTTCAGGTGTAGTCGTTCATCATGGATTTCGGGCTGAAAATAGTCGTAAGCAAATCTTGCAATTGTGGTTATTGTAGTATTCTTGGGCTTGGTTCTAATATCGAACGCTTTATCAATTACAACTGAACTGTTTTCCAGTGATTCATCACTTGTATTTCCAAAGCGGAGAAGCCAATGGTGATAGGTTTCATCATCACCCATTTTTTCAATAATACGCTTTGTAAGAACGTCTGCTGATTTATTGGTTGGAGTAAGTACAAGCACTTTGAGGTTTTCTTCCTGCTGCATGAGAGGTATAATCTCATTGGTTGCCAAATAGGTTGTTTTACCCGTACCGGGAGGGCCAAATATGAATCGAATATCCTCTGGAAGGTTTTGCTGTAGATTATAATCATCCTCAAAGCCAAGTTGATTGAAGGCCTTTCTAAGTTCTTCAAGGATGAAAACAGGATTCTTTATGTCAATGACTATTCGGTTTACCTTAGATAGGTCAATCTCTGAAATGTCGGCAGACTTTTTCAGCTTTGCCCGAAGGGTATATTCTTTAACACTCACAACCTCCACGGTTACGGTCTTGGATTCTTCACCATGATATAAGCGAATTTGCAGGTCTCCAATATCCTCAATGGATTGAGGGATATATCTGTTCGGATGCTTGAGAATCAATGTCCGTTCTGTACCTGGTTCTTTTTCTGCTTTAGTGAATTGGATTGATATTTCCTTTCCTTGAGTATTTGATTCTGAACTACTCAGATATTCCAGTTCAAGCAAAGCTTTGAACCAAGCATAGGAATACATTTCAGATTCATTAACAATCTCGTTCAGTTTCTCAATTCGGGTAAGGTCTTCAATTTGAGCTTCTGTCTGTTCCTTTAGCTTGTCAATCTTCTTTTGAAGGTCAACCGAAGGTTTTGTGTATTCATCCTGATCTGCCATTGATTCAGGAGATTCCTGCTCTTCTTTTTGAGTTTCTTCATCTTGATTTTCAGCTCTGGCCTTTCGCTTCTTTTTGATCCCCTTTTTAAGGCGGTCTAAGGTGTCTTCAATGGCATCATCCATGAAGTCTTCTTCTTCATCAGTATTGGGATTGCCCTGAGCACTTGCGGACTTCTTTTTAGCCTTTATCATGCTCAATGCCTCTGCTAATTCTTCTTCAGTGATTCCTTCCTCTTGTAGTTTTTTGCCAAGTAGGTAAGCTGCTCGCTGTTCCTCAGAGAGGTCTAATTCATCTTCAGGGTTTTCGATTCCTAAAAATTCAAGGAATGCAGAAATGTCAAAATCCTGCGAAGTATAGATTTCGTTCAAGTATTCTCTTTGAATTTCTGATGCTGATTTTAAATTGCCCTCTGTATCATATAGCCATTTATCATTTTTGAGAATAGATGATAGTGTGGATTCAAATTTTTGGGACTTTTGATATTGGTTCCATTTGGGGACGTATCGAAAGTTGCCCATGATGCTTGATTCGAGAGAGTAAGAAGACTTACCGTGTACATGGAATAACATGTACTCCCAAATCAGGGCTGATAGTTCGGGATTGATGTTTGATACAGCTTCCTCTATACCTTCCAGAATGGTATCTGTAATAGTTTGATTAGAGACATAGGTTTGTGATACTTCAATTTCTTCAAGACCAAATCTTTCCTTGTTTTCGTAGTTGGATTCTAACTCCCTATCTAACATACGAGGTTGATTGCTGCAACCTAAAGCCGAAAGAAATGAATAGAACGAGCTTTTACGAGGACTATGGATAAAGTCCAAGTAGTAATCTTCATCTAAAATATAGACCTCCTTTGCGTGAGCAAAGTATTTGTTGAGCTTTTCACTTGGAATGTAAACGGACTCAGGAAAGCAAAAGTAAACTGTATCAGGCTCAATGGCTTTTCGGGTTGCTATGAAACAAGTCTCTTGGAGTTTATCGAGATAGTCACTTTGGAGAGAAGCCGGGCAAGCATCATAGTAGGATAAGAAAGAATCAAAGTGGGCTAAGATTTTGTCCTTATCATCATAGTTAAATCCGTCCTTGTATTGCGGAATTATGGTCTTGAAGATTTCAGCTCGTAAGTCGGGTTTGCCAATACCCAAACCTTTGAAGAAGTCCAGGGCTTCTTCATCCTCTGTAAATGGTTTGTAAATGGTATCGTAGCTTGTTGCCCTTTCAGAAGGCAGAAAAATATTAGGTGCTGTTAAATCATCATTGAAAGGTACAACGGCCTTTCTGTATTGGTTTAGCAGGATTGGTCGCTTTTGAGCAAGCTTCTCTTTATCGTCCCAAAGGGATTTTCTTCCTCCCAAATAACCATAGAATTTCAATAACCATTCATCTGATTGTGCTTCCATGAAAGAAGCATCAATTCTCCTCAGAAGTTTTTTAGGGTCTAAGGTGTCGTTAATGATTGAATTGATATAGCTTTCTAAGGTCTTATTCGCTTGGTTAAGTTGCTTCTGTCCCTTGCTTACGAACACCAATCCTGAATCAGGGTTGCCAATTAGCTTGCTGATTTGTTGGTCGGAAAAGAGTTCTGCTAACTCGGGATCTGATGCCCAATATGACTTTGCAGTTTTGTAGTACTTTCCATTTCTGCCAGGCAGTAATTGGTCGGCTTGAAACTTCTTTAGGATTTCGGTGTAGAAGGGTTTGAATGAAATTTTTGCTTTACTACCTACGTCTGAAAAATCACTTTCCTTGTATGGAATCAGTTCTAAAATACTGTCGTTGAGTAGGTAGGTTTTATCCCTTTCACCAATGGTTTTGAGTATCGGTAAAGAATTGGCAGCAAGCTTTGCCGCAAGCTGCATGATTTCCACATTCCATTGCTCACCTGCTTTTATTCCCTCTCTACTATCTGTCAAAAGGAAAGGGGCCTGAATAACAAAGCCTAACTTGGTTTCTTCTTTGGTTGGAAAGAAGCAAAATGCTTCATAGGTATATCCGGTTTCCAGTTCCTTTTGATCGAGAACAAAGAAACCTACATAGATGCGGTGGTGGGATTTAAGCTGCTTGTGTGAAACGCCAGTAGAAAATAACCAAATCAATTCTTTTTTATTGACTTCATTTTCTACGCTTTCAACCTCCATTAACTCAGCTCGGATATTGTCGAACTGTTCTGTTTTTAATGCTTGCTTTGAATAGATGCCTTCTTTATCATTTGATTTCCAAGTTATCTTTTGAAGATTGGTAAGGAATAAAATAGGTTGAAAGAGTGAATCTAATTTGTCCTCAATCTCGGTATAGGCATCTTCTGGCGACTTTGAAATGTGATTAAAAGGGAAGTAGAAAACTGTTTCACCTGCTGCCCTCTGGCCATTCAAGGATTCAATTTCATTGGGTACTATGTAGTTTTCCAGTTTGAAGTTGAAATTATCATCATAAATGTGCGGAGACATGCTGTAAGCAAAAACCGCTTTGAAGCCTATTCCAAACTTTCCGATTTTTTGTTCATCAATCTTGGTTGAATTGCCAATGGAAGTAATGGCGTTTATATGACCAAGGTTGCCAGTTTCTGAATCTTCATCTTCATTGTCCGGGTCTGATATAGAGAAGCGAACAGAGCCATTGTGCTTAAACCAAAGTCCGTCTTCTTCAAGGCGAAAATCAACCCAAGTGGCTTTTGTATCATCTGCGTTCTGCAGCAATTCATAAACGAAGTGGGCACTGTCGGAATACTTCTTAATTGCTGTTTCCCAAATTCCACGGTACGCCTTTTTAAGCAAGACTTCCACGTCTCTTTGCTTAATCTCCTGTAGCCTGGTTAAAAATTGTTTCTCTGTTGCCATATCAAAACGGGTCAATGCTAGTTGTTTCAAACTTTCAAATCACTTACTGAGCCAACTACACGGTAATTCACATGATCTATCACTTCAAAGTGCTTCTCTGCACATGTTATCTTCAATCGCTCGCTATCTCTTAATAAGGTGCGGTCTTTTGCTGCTTTAGGGTCTTTGGTTTCAGCTACAAAGTAGATTTTGGTTTCTTCACCATCCTCTTTCTTAATTAATGCCCAATCAGGATTGTATGGACCAATTGGAGTTTTGACCACAAATGTTCTTGGAAGCTTTACATAGAAAAGTATATCATCCCTGCTTTCGCAATCTTCGGCAAACCTACGTTCCGGTGAACTGAGGGAATCAATGGCCACATAGTTGTAAAGCGTTTTGGCTTGTTTCTTAACCTCTATCAGGTTTTCCAAATACTGCTCGATTTCTGCGGATTCGAACAACTTCATTTCATAGACCTGTCCGGCAATCTTTTCATATTGGATACCATTGATCTTGATGCGGTCAAATTCATGTTTTATGATGCGTACCACGCTATCCATGAATAACTGAGGGTTGTTGAAGATTTCGCCCAATCGGTTTGAGTTCAATACGATTTGGGTAATGGTATCTCGGGTAAGCTCTGTTTTAGACTGGATATAAGCAATGAAATCAGGGATTTCATAATTGGTGTCTTTTACCATTTTCTCCTTTGAGCCTTTCTGCTCTCCGCCTAATTCTATCAGCTTGCCTTTGGCATCTCTAACGAATTTTGCTACATTCTTTTCACGGTAGATTACAGGACGTTCGATAGGGGGCATTGCTTGCAATGCAGCCACACAATTTGCAATTAGCTCTTCGGTGCTGTAATCAACTTTATATTCTGTTTTGGCTCTTATTTTCTCCCAAAGCTCAAGGAATAGCGCATCCTCCATCCATTTGTTTTTGAGTTTTACGCTTGTTCTTGCTCTTGCATTTTTGATACGGCCTTCGAACTTCACGCCACAATCTTCCTCTATTTCCTTTTGTAAGGCTTTAGAGAATGATTCATAGGCTTCATTGGCGATGACAGTAAGCCTATTGATAGCACGGTCAAGGTTTCTTGCTCCGGTTTGGTCAACGCATAAGCGGAGACCTCTCCCGATTTCCTGGCGTTTCTTAATATCCGACTTGGTTTCGTTAAGCGTACAGATTTGGAATACATTGGGATTGTCCCAACCTTCACGCAATGCGGAGTGACTGAAAATGAAACGGAGCGGTACTTTTTCATCTAACAACCTTTCCTTATCACGCATGATTAGGTTGAAGGTATCATCATCTGCTTTTGTGGTTTTGGCCTCTTTGGTGTCTTTGTATTTACCTGCTTTATCTTGGCTGAAATATCCATCATGTACGTCTTTAGCTTTGAAGCTCATTAAACCCCTGTAAGCAGGCATATTCTGCCATTTGGTATAGCTTTCTTCAAACCATTCGGCAAACTTCCCCTGTATGGTGTTTCCGCTATCATCATATTCACGATAATTGGCTACACGGTCGATAAAAAAGATTGATAATACCTTGATTCCTTTGCCCTGCAACTCTTTCTCTTTCTTGAAGTGGTTCTCTACCGTGGCATCTACCATTTCCTTAAGTATCTGGTCGGTTAGACCTCCCACGGCTTGACCCTGATAGACAATTTGACCACTTGAAAACTCAATGAACTGATTGTCGGCATCTACCTCATTGATTACATAGCCGTCTTTGTATATGTCCCAATTTTTAGAAAGCTTGTAAAGGTCGTCTCCAACATTTGCGGAAACCTGTTTCTTCTGTAAGCCTGTTTTTTCATTGACAAATATTGAAACCTTGGCAGTTACTGATTTCTTAGCCATATGGAAACCATCTACACTGATAAAGGCTCCTGAACTATCGTTTCGGGCTACAACGGAATCAACCTCAATTTGCTTTACCAAGCCTAAATCATACGCCTTCACCGGGTCAAGCTTGTAGACCAGGTTGTAAAGGTTTTTGTGAGTTGCAGAATACCTCAGTGTAAATAGGGGATTGAGATTGGCAATAGCTCGCTTTCGGATATCCGTTTCCATATTCTGCGGCTCGTCTATAATCACGATCGGATTGGATTTCTGAATATATTCTATAGGCTTTATGCCTGATTCTCTTACCTGATTGATGACGTTGGCATCTTTGGTGAAGGAATCAATATTGATTACTAAAATTTGAATGGCGTTGCTTTTGGCAAAATTGCCCAAGTCTGACAAACGGCCTGAATCATACAACTTGTAATCCGCAGGTTGATTTTCATAGATTTCCTGAAAGTGATCGAAGGTGATTTGGAGAGATTTGATAACCCCTTCACGAATAGCCACGGAAGGAACTACAATTACAAACTTCTTAAAGCCATACACTTTGTTGAGTTCGTAAATGGAACGGAGATACACATAGGTTTTTCCCGTTCCGGTTTCCATTTCTACGGAATAATTAGGAAACTCGGTTACTACTGATTTACCTTCCAGAACACCTTTTATGGATGCATCTTCATTGTACCAAAGCTTTTCAATGACAGGCGAGATTTCGTCTTCTCTTAGCTCATTTTCTCTTTGAACTTTATTGAGATTTGTTAGCAACTCTTCTTCCGTAAGTGCAAGATTGTTGCCCACACCTGCCTCGGTGAACTTAATACTGCCGCTATTGGTATCAGCCATAGAGAACTCAAAATCTGAATTGCTCAAAGGCTGGCCGTCAAACAAGTCAATAACTGATTGAATGGCTTGAAGCTGGTATTCTTGGTTTTTATCGAACTGTAGTTTCATACTTAATTCAATTTTTAAGAGTTTGTCGAAGTAACTCCCTTAATTAGTTTGTAAATTTCATTACAATCAAGTGCACGACTAAAGGGTATAACTCTGTAAGTGGATTCAACCTCAACCTCGCTTACTTCATCTTCTGGAATTAAATTCTTTTCAATGGCAATTGCATCATTGGCCATCATTTCCCATGTAGCTCCTCCGGTTAAATAAACAGTAAATCCGTCCCGTTTATATTCTGTCAAAAAGCTTATGGGACTGGGTACATGATACAATGTCCTTAAATAGAAGTCTTTTTGAATCTCATCAGGTTTGTAGTTGTTTTTATATGGGCCAAGAATATCGAACTCGTAATTTTTACTACAAATGGCAAACTCTACACCGTTGCGTGGGAAAGACGAACGCACTTCAATGGTTTTGTTTAGATGAAGGGTTTCTAGGTCAACTTGGTTAGTTGCGCTCGTATAATCTGTTTCCTTCACTAAAAGATTTAGAGAAACAGTATTTAAAAAGTTTTTCCAGCAATATTCGGCTAGAACACCTGCAATTCCATTACTGAGCTTTCTATCCTTATTTCGTGAAGTAGTTGATGCATTTGCCGCTTTATCGTTTACCGAATTAGCAAGCAATTCACCAGCTTCAGTGATTTTATTTAGAACTGTTTTATCAAATAGTTCAGATTGATAATAGAACTGATATTTTGCAATGAAAAAAGGCCTTATTCGCTTTGAGTCCGAATATGACGCAATCCTCTGGCATTCAATTTTTTCAACGGTTACCTTCATGCGTTTTGATTAGATTGATTGGAATGAAATGCCTACTTGCTCCAACTTTAAAATAGTATTTGTTTTCAGGCTGTCCTCACCTTTAAATAATCTGTCCAAACAAATCACATGTCGAGGCTTTAATTCTATAATCTTTTGTTGTACCTCCATAGAAAATGCTTCAAGAACAAAAACTAATTTTCGGGTGGGGATATGAAAAATGGTAGTTGAGGAAACCACGATTTCATTAATCGTTTCAGTTAATCCAATGCCATTCTTTATTGATAATTCCCAAAGCATATTTATAGACTCCTTTGCTTCGGTGTGTTGATCTTGAAATAGTTTGGTTTGGCTTACCAAATCTTGTTCTGATTTAATTAAGTCGCTTCTCCATATTCTAAAGTTTGAATCAGAAAGTTTAAAAAAGCGGAATCCTAAGGAGGTTGTGTTTTGATTGAAATTTAAGGCTCCCTGTCTTTTTTCTTCTATCGACTTTATTACGTCCTTAATTCTCGTCCTTGTAATATCAGAAATAACCCTATGACCTTTTTGATAAGCTTCTTCTTTTGGATCAATTTGTTCTGGAAGTTGAATTGAAATGAATTTAAGGTTTGAATCTTTTTCTTCATTATATTCTAAAACCGCATGTGCAGTAGAGCCACTTCCGGCAAAGAAATCAAGTACGGTGCCCTCTGTTGAATCACCAAAAGCAATCTCAAGCAATAACTTGATTAGATCAGGATTCTTTGGGTTATTGAAGGGTATTTCAAAACCTTGTGGGGACTTAGACGCAAAAATATCTTGCCATAATGTATTTCTAAGGATCTTATCATTTGGTGCAATCCAGTGTTCAACACCTTGATTTAATCCCTTGCCTTCCGGCTTACGCCTAATAAACTTTTTGTTTGATCCTGTACTTTGCCAGTATTCTTCGAGAGTCATTTTAGAGGCAAACTTTTCTTCGTACTCTTGATAGTTCTTAACTGCTTCTTGTGCAACGTCCTCTTTCCACTTCCACTGACCTTTTTCGATAGACACACCTAAAAGTTCATACTGCATTGTTTTTCTTTCAGCATCATTCCAAAAGCCTTTCCAGTAACCTTCAGATTTACGTTTTTCGGAAGCCTCTCTGAATACCGGGTTCATCCTTGTTGATGCGGATTTTGAATAGATCAAAACGTACTCAGCACCTGTATTGAATGATTTTAGGCCTTCGGAGAGAAATTGAGTATTGATATTCTTATCATATCGTCTAACAAGTAGAATGTTTCTGAAATTTTCTTCTCCGAAAATTTCATCCATTAGAAGTTTTAAAGAAGAAAGCTCGTTGTCATCTATGGAAACAAATATTAGTCCGTCCTCATGCAATAGATTTCTTCCTAAAATTAAACGTGGCAGCATCATTGAAAGCCAATTTGAGTGAAATTGGCCATTCTCTTTTCTATTTGGACGAAATAAGCCCTCTTTGGTCATATACCCTTCTTCATCTTTCTCACCTACACGGAGGAGGTATTCTTCTTTAGATTCAGTGAATTTATCAGGATAAATAAAGTTGTCCGAACCTGTATTGTATGGAGGGTCTATGTATATAGCGTTAATCTGACCATAGTAGGATTTCTGCAAAACTTTAAGTGTCTCTAGATTTTCTCCTTCAATCAAAATATGTTCAGCATTATTCCATTTGGTTGATTCTTTTATAAAAGGTTTTAGGGTTGAGGTTGTGGGAACTTGCAATAATTTGTATGCATCCGTTTTCCCTGCCCAATTCAGTTGATACCTTTCAGAATCGGTATTGATGCTTTCACCCAAAATCTGCTTGAGTTGTTCCACATTGATTTTGTCTTCGGTAAAGGCACCTGGAATGATTTCCTTCAATTTGGAGATAAGGTCTTCCGTAATATTCAAAGATTTGCCGTCCATGCTCATTTATTTCTTAGTGTTTTCTTATATTAATATCGTTCCTCAAATGCAGTATCTAGCATGTGCCCTAACGGTTTGGCGCTTGGCGCAGTGGCGGATTTCGGAGCACAAAACTGTCAATACACCACAAAAGTTGATGCGAGGTAGAATGTTCAATTAACCACGTCACCCGCCATTGCGGCAAACGGCTGTTAGCGGTAGGTTTTCTTTTCTGTCGTTGTGTTTCGATTATTATCATATACAGTAGTGCCAAGTTGTTGTGTCTTTAGAACCTCTAATAATTCTAAATTGTCCGTTACCGTTAAATGCTACAATTAAATAGTTTCCCCTTTGCCAAAATCCTTTTGCAACTGCAAGAACATTGTTCCAGTTCTTGTTCAGAAGTGGTTGGTGGTCTGTTGGATTTGGATGTCCAGGCGAAGTAAATTCTTGCTTACTTGTCCCAGTTACATTAGTCCACGATGAAATTTCAAAACTCCCTTTAGAAATGGAATTTTTTAGTCCAACTGCATAAGCTGGAGTAAGCCCTTGGTAATAACTACTTACTGCCCAAGTTGTCCGTGTAGCGTTGTATGGACTTGTGCCTCTTGTCAATGCGTTTTGAATAGGAAAAATGAATACGTTATCGTATGGTGTCGTTGGATTAACAAATTCAGCAGCCATTGCATCTAAGTCATCAGGTAAAAGTCTTGATGAGTTTGGGGGACTAACTTCATTTAATGTTTCTCCATTTTGTGATTCTGATAAACCGTCAAATATTGCAGATTCAATCAAGTCAGCTACATTATTGTCTGTCGGTAAGTTATGTGCAAGAATAATCCATTCAACATCTTCATTATTATTCCAAATGTCTAATATACGAATGACTTTACTGCTCATTTGCTTAAACGGCATTGAAGAATTTATGCAATTGTCTGCTTCATTAAAGTGTTCAAATACTCTGTCATTTATTCCTTGTCCAACATAAAATATTTTTCCGTCCCTCGGGTCACGCAATGCGTAAACATATTTCCCAAGTTTTTCTTTTTGTAAAATGTCAAAAGTCCGCTGACTATTCATTTCTTTTTTTTATTGTCTGTCACTTATTGTTTGAACTGTCTGTTAAACTTACCGCTAACATCTCTGTATGCGAAGCCTAAATTTTATATGCGAAGCTCGATTTCGGGTATATTGGCCTTATGAGTCGAGCCTGAAAGTGCAAACTATTGTAAATTAATATGATGTATAAATTTAGTTTGAAATTATCATTTCGTATACAAGATTTCATAATTAGTTGAAAATTGGGAGTTAATTTTAATATTTCATATTCATCATAAATAGTTTCTACCAAAGTAACCTGTCAAAAATTGTTTACTTCTTTCTATGTTCATTTATGGTCTGTTTGTCGTTGTGTTGTCGTCTTTTTACACATGTTGTCACTGTGTTTATAGCCTCTACTCAAATTACTGAACCTTTATTGCAACAGTTTCGATTCATCATTCTATTTTTATTTCTTTAACTCCCCAAAATTACAAATTATTCCGGTAGCTTGTACCAGTTGAATAAACAATTTTGTACATTTGCCAATAGTATAAACACTAATACTATGCAAGACGAACTCACATCAGCAATGCATTCCGAATTCGAAGTCGATGAAGAAACCGACATCATTCATCGTTGTATATCACTTTGGTGCTTATGGAAAGCTAATGATACCGACCCGGATTTTGCCAGGCATTGTACCAATTTCGGCTTAACTGTTGAGCAGGCCATGAAGTACAAGGAGTATTGCTTGGGGTTGAAGTGAATTATTCTAATTAAACAGTTTCACCACCATTGAACACTGGAAGCTACTTTTCACTGTTCATGCGTTATCAAGTCGGGTTTGTATGAAGAATTTCAACTCCCGATCTTATCGCAACCCTCGTCCTGTCATCTTCAGGGTAAGTCCTCTCAGCAATTTCTGAAACGTCTTCCCAGCTTATATCCGGATTGGCTTTAGCGTCTCCAAATTTAAATACGGTGTATATTGGTTTCTCAGTAAAACCAAAACTCTCGTATAGTAATTCAGCCCAAACCTGTGCAATATTTTGAGTCCGGGTAATTTGTTTTTCATCGAATTTTTCGGTGAATTTTGCTTCGCATACCAGCAGTAGGTTATCGATCGTAATTACTAAGTCAGGTTTAGCGTTAAACATACCCTGCATAGCCCCATAAACATCTTTCTCACCCTTTGTTAGAGCAATTCCTTTTTCATCTGCTTTCTGCCGGATTTGCTTTGGATGAGTCGAGCTGATGTCATTTAATGCTGATGGTAGTTGAGAGTATAAAGTGCATTCTTCAACCTTCTCTTGTTTCATCAACAACTTAGTGAGGTTATCCATAAAGTCGTTTACATCCGGTTTGGAGTTGTAATATGCATCTCTGATAATTGCAGCTTCACAGTAAATTGCGACGTTTTTATACTTCAACGAGCTGAAATCCGGTGTACCATTAGAGTATTCCAACTTTGCTTTTGAAAGTAGGCTCAGAAATTGCCCCAGTGGGCTCCTTTCTTTAAGATGGAGTTGTTCATGCAACAACCGGAAAAGATGAGCGCAGATGGCTCGTTCTTCTCTGTTGTATGTGTCGTAGTGATTCATAGGGTGCACGATTAGAGTTTTTGTAATTGCGGTTAAATGGTTTTGAGCAAACATGTTGATTTTCAACTTATATCACCTATATTGCCGATTCAATACTATGTTTGTTTATTCAAATGAGCCCTATTTACACATTTCATCAAATTTCACGAGTAACTTCCGTTCAAATTCAATCGAAACAAATTTATTTTCCGCCATATCATACTTATATAATTTCTTGTCTGATGTCTTGAATGTAAATCTTGCAATTACAGGTGAATGATCAGGATATGTTTCGTGTAAATTAAAATCATAATTTTCAGAGTATTCCAGTGCATTATCTTTTTTAGGATTTGGGCTACCCTCTACTGTAATTCCAAAAGAAGTTCCTCCATTTTTAACGACAGTCTCATAAAGACCTTTTGTCATTTCCAGATAAGCAGGTGAGGTAGTTAAAATTTTTATTACTATATCTAAACACGGGTTGGGTCCTGAGTTTCCGTGGTTTGACATAGAGTTTTCAGTTAGATTATCGCTTTCAACATCCAATTCTTTAACAGTTGTATTATTGGTAATAGTTGTACTAGTGTTGGAATTAGTACATGAAGCGGTGATGATAATTGTCAAAATCCCAATAAGTTGAATTGCTTTTTTCATAATGTAATTATCAATATGCTAATTATAACAAAATCCTAAATGAATAACGTTTTATTGAAATTGTGTATTGCCTATCATGTAACCCTCGCTTAAAAGAGTTATAGTTATTTTTTTCTCTTTTGATTTGCTTACGTACAAATAGATAGTTGTGAATGGAATATAAATAGCTCCTGAACCTCTCATTTCACATCTGGCTCTTACCTGACAATCAGGAATTAACATTGTTAGGTTCCCTGCAAAGAATACAATTTCAGTTTTAATTTTTAAAGCTTTCGCTTTTGTATACTGTTTCATAAAAGGCTTCATGGTTCGTAATAATCCCCATAGCTCTTTTCGATCGATCGTGAATGAATTCATAGTTTTTTTATGTTAATCTTTTAAATCATTTAATAGTTCGTTTGCATCCAACTCTGCATCTGATTTCAGACACAATAAAAAACCGGCATCGGCAAGATTGTCGAATTTTAAAGCGATATTTCGCCTTTTGAAGGAAATGTAATTCGACATGCCCATAAATATTACAGCAAGGCTGTTATATTTATTTTCTGATTAATTGACCAGTAACTATCCACCTGTTCGGTGTGTTATCTGTGAACGAAGAAATGAATTCATATTTTAAGTTTATTACTCCATTCGCACCTTTTGAGATTGCTTCTTTGTGAAGTTGAGCAAAGGCATCATTTAAATCACAATCTTTCCATTTGCCCTTTCTAATTTTAGGGATTTCTGTATATGTGCCATTGGATTTGAATTTCTTTACATATTCAGTACCTTCATTTGCATAACCCGAGAATACACGAACTACAACACTTCCAATAGGGGTATAGTCGAAACTAACTGAATTCGACTCAGTAATAAAAAATCCTTGTTTGCTGTATTTCTCGTAATCTAAAACTTGTGAAGTTGCCGTGTAAATATGCTTTACTGAGCAACTCATTAAAAGTATGGTTGTCAGAAAGAATAGAAATTGTTTCATATAGTTTATTTTGTTTTTGCAATATCCATTAAACTAAATACTAAATAATGCAAATATACAAATATGAGAAATTAAAACAATTCAAATCGTATAAATTTTTCATCAAAATCAGGAATTTACGTTTTGACCCGAACCTTTTTGTATGTTTGTCAAAAAAATACTATGTTACCAAACTATTATGATTATTTAGAAATCGAGGACATATATGAACTGGACGATAATACCAGAACTAAAATTGCCGGGATGCTTGACAAGCTAACCAAGAATGAAAGCCTGATAAATGTTGCATCCAAAATCGAAACCGGGGTGTATTTGTTAGGTGATCCGTACTTAAAGGAATCATACGATTATCTTTTAGAGAAAGGTTGGGTGGCTCTATTAACAGACACAATCGAATTCTTATATTTGCTTTCGGTTATTACGTCTAAAAGAATAGAGACAACCATACGATTCATCTTTATTTGTATTAAGGCATAA